CTTGTGTTATGAGACATCAAGAGGGAGTAGAAAAAGTTCTAAAAAGAAAGACAGGCGGAACAGAAGATACATTGAGAAAATATGTTAAATCACATATAGATGATTGGAGAATTGAATTAGTATGAAAAGTGATAAAATTAAAGAGTATTTTAAAAATGATGAGGAAGAGAAGGAGTTATTATGTGATACAGGTGCAAGGTTCAGTGAAGGTAAAAATCGCCATGATTTGATCCCTGCTTGGTCATTGAATGAATTAGCGAAGGTTTATACCTATGGTACAATCAAATATGATGATGAAAATTATAATTGGTGGAAGGGATTAAAATGGAGAAAGGAAGTTATTGGTCCACTTTTGAGACATCTATGGAAATGGATTCGTGGTGAGAAGTTAGATGAAGAAAGTAATTGCCATCATTTAGCAATGGCAGTTTGGGGATGTTTTGCTCTTATGGAGTATGAAAGAAATGGTATTGGACAAGATGAAAGAAATCCATATACTTTAGATTTAATGGATGAAGAGGAGAGAAATCGTAGAATAGAAATGTGGAGAAGGTTGGTTAGGGAAGGTAAAGATAAAGAATACAATGGACTATTAAAGGAACATAATAATGAAACATAAATTGGTAATAGAAATAATTACAGAATCCTATGAAGAAGAGCAATATATATTAATGAAATTTCCAGATGCTTGGTGGTATAGTGGCAATTCAAAAGGTGGGAATACTGTATTTTATTTACCTGCATCAAGTGAAGAAATAGTTCAAGAAGTAATAACAAAATGGAAGGAGATGAAAAGCAAATGACCGATCATGTAGAGAGAAATAAGAATATGGGAAGTGAAGCAAATGCTGGAATGACAAGAGATGATAGTTCAACTTCTACAAGATTATTAGATAAAAATTGGAGTCCTTTAATTGTCAGGAAATATCAAATGGAAGGATGGCCAATGTATATTGGTATTATATGTGACGCAAATCTCAATGATTTAGATGACGTTGTAAATGATATTATGGATGGAGCAAGAGAACTTGATTTTGTAAATGGAACAATTCAAGGTGTGAGAAATACATGTGGTATGTTGAGTGATGAAATTGTAAAGCATTATAATAAAGTGAAACGTGGAGTTGCAGAAGGTGTGATTGTCTGTTGGTATGTTGATAAGTTGTTCTGTTCATCTGCCTATGGTGATTTTATGACTCATGAAAAATGTGCTATGGAGTTTTATCAGATTGTAAATACTTTGCCACATATATAGGGAGGATAAAATCTAATGGAAATAGAAGAAGCTGTATATAAAACTCTCTCCGAAGACATTAGATTTTCGGAATTTGAAGATCTCATTGAATCGTTTGGACAAAAATTTTCTTCTCTAATAACTGATATTTCAAATGATGCATGGTTATCAAAGACAAACATTATAGAAACAATAAAGAAAATATCTGATTTATATTTAGAGGAGTATAACAAATGAAAAATATAATAAAAAGCACCAAAGCACAAAGAGAATATTTAAAATCTATATGTAGAGATCTTAATATTAAATACTCTGGAAAATTGATGGATAGAGAAGAAGTAGAAGCATTTATATCGAAACATAAAAACGAACAAAGACTGTACTATATTAAAAATAATAAACCATTTCCTCCAACAAATAAACAAAAAAAATTTATAAAAGCAATTGAGAAAAATTTAGTAGTAACATGGAAAGGCGAAACATTAGAAGATGCAAAAAGTTTTATAAAAAAATGGTCTCCAAAATTTTATAGGAATATAGATCGAACAGATAGAAATGAAGATGATGGCGAACTTATAATGGAAGATATAAACGAATGGTGGAAAGATGTAAAAGATTTCTCTTTTATGGGTTTTGGGGAAAAAAGATTCTAAATAAACCAAAGGAGGATATATGACAGGAGAATTTGTGAAGAAAACATGGGGACATGAGATTTGGTTTGCTAATGTCAATGAAGAGAATGTTGGATATTGTGGAAAGAAGATATATGTTGCTTTTGAAAAATGGTCTTCAAAGGGTGAGTTTCATTATCACAAAATTAAAGATGAGACATTTTATGTATTAGATGGATTTCTACATCTTGATTATGTTAAAGGTGAGGAGCATACATTTGAAATCTTAGGACCCGGAGAATTATTCAGGATAAAACCTTATATTAGACATAGATTTACATCAGAAACAGAATATGGTTGTGTATTTATAGAAGTATCAACGACTCATTCTGACGATGATTCATATAGATGTAAATTGGAAGAGGGTAAGTGGGTTGACATATAATAAGATACACTATTGGTTAGATAGTACATTTGCTTGTGGTTCTGTTTGTGTGAATGATAATGGTTATATTGATTATTCTGAAACTTGCCCAATTTATCGTAAGGTTTTTGGTAATCAGAAATTTTGGAAAAAGTTTGATCAGTTAAAGAGATCAAGAAAAATTATTTCAATGGTCAGAATAGGTGTTAGTTTTAAACCGTCTGGGGGAATTATGTAATGGAAAGCGCTATTTGTAAGTCGAGTTTTATTGATGCTTTTGAAAAAACAATGATTAATGAAGGTGGTTATGTAAATGATATGGATGATGCAGGAGGAGAAACATATAAAGGAATTTCAAGAAAATTTAATCCTGATTGGTATGGATGGGAAATTATTGATTTTCATAGATATGATCCTTATTTTCCAAAGAGTTTAGATGATTCACTTAGACTTAAAAATGAAGTTGCAAGTTTTTTTAAAGATAAATATTGGAACATAAATTGTCTTGATGAATTTTCACAAGAAGTAGCAGAAGAAATGTTTGATACTGGTGTAAATTTGGGTGTTCTTAGAGCTGCTAAATTCTTACAAAGGTCATTAAATTATCTGAACAGAAATGGTGAGTTATTTGATGAACTTGAGGTGGATGGAAAAATTGGTAAAAAAACATTGAGCGCACTTAATTCTCTTAGTGAAAAAGGTGGGGATGAAAAAGTATTAGTTAAAATGCTTAATACACTTCAAGGACAACATTATATGGATTATATGGATGGTAATTCAAAGCAAAAAAAATATGCAAGGGGATGGTTTAAGAGAGTAACTGTATAGGAGATAATAATGAGTGATGAAAATCCAAAAAATGTATTGGTTAAAAGTCCAGAGTGGCAAGCTGTTCGTAAGAGTCTTTTAGGAAAATGGAAAGAGGATCCTGAATGGTGTTGTGCTCGATTGAGAAAGTATTTGGGTCCCATATCTAGCACATCTAATGATAAGATAAGAGTGGTAATGAACTATCTAACAGGAACTGGATTTAGAACTGGCAAGATCAAGCACACTTGTATTACAAAATTAAGACTTGAATTATCTATGGAAAGGAAGAAGAGACAGGCGAAAGGAACTTGGTAAGATGAGAATGTGGTTATGTGATCCAAAGATTATGTGTCAGAAGCATTTATGTGGGGAACATTTAGAGATGCATATGTTTCTCGGATCATTAAAGAAGCAAAAAAAATTAGATGGATATTTTAAGAATAATTTATTTGAACCACGTGTATTATATCAAAGACATGAAGATTTGAAAGAAGAAATGATTAATAGAGGATATAATCATAAGAGTGATATGTGTGAAGAAGAATGTGCTTGTATTTTAGATTTATCTCAAGAAAAACAGTATTGGGAAGTTGATAAAAATAAGGCACTCAGGGATTTATTAGAAAGATGTCCTGAGTGTCTGGGTCGTTTTAATGGTGGGACAGGTGGGAATCGAACCCACGACTTACTGATTAAAAGTCAGTTACTCTAATCCTAGCTGAGTTACTATCCCATTAAAAATTAAATGGAGGCGGTGGAGAGAATCGAACTCCCGTATAACTGATTTGCAGTCAGCTTCCTTCCCACTTGGATACACCGCCACTATTATTCATATTCGCCTTTATATTCATGTTGATGTCTGCCATATCCTTTGTGTTCATGAAAAAATGGTGGATAGGGACAGCTATCATATGGACAGTTATATTTTATAGCAGGAGAAGGATGATATGGATGATCGTGATTAATTGTATATTTTTTAGCACAAGATATAAATAAAAAAAGAAATACTAATATGACTAATATTCTTTTCTGTTGCATATCTATCCACTCCATAATATCTTTCAATAAAGTTGTGCCAGAAGAATCCTTTCTGGTGACTCTTAATCCATTCAAAAATGGGAGTCCCAGGATTTTGGATCTTCTGGCACAAGATGGTATGAGTTATTATTCAGATTTTACTTCATCTTTTGCTTTAGAATAATTAACCCTTTTTTGGTAGGTTCCTTCTAGTTCTTTTGCTAGTCCGTCTTTTAATTTTTGTAAATCTCCAAGTCTCATTACAACATCATCCAATTGTCCATCACTTAGAAGATTATTAATAGTTTCTTCTATGGTTTCAGTTGGATCAAAGTTACCACTTTGAACAAGAGATCTTGACTTAGCTTCTATAGAATCGCATATCATTAATAACATGGATTCAATTTTTTTTGGTCTCTTTGACTTGTATCTAAAGTTGTCTTCTATATCACTTCCTGATTTATCAAAGAAGTATTTAATAACAGTTGTACCATGATGCTGTGTAATTATTTCAATCAAATCTCTTGGAAAGTTTTCATCATTTAATAATATCAATGCAGTATCTGAAATATGTCTTGAAATATATTGATAACTAATTTTTGCATCTAGTTTATCATGGATATTCTCATCTTCTAACTGATTCTCAGTGAAATATTTTGGATTAAACATTTTTCCAATATCATGATAAAGAGATGCTACTTTCATAAAAGTAACGTTTAAACCTAGTGATAGTGATATTCCTTCCACCATGGAAGATACTGATTGAGAGTGTTTATAAGAACCAGGGCATAACTCTCTAAATTTTTGTAGTAAAGGATAACTTGAATCTAATAATTGATTTAATTTATCTTTATCTGTTGTAATATCACCATTGGGCAAATTTACTGCTACATCTTCCATTAACCCCCCTTTGATTTTTGAGTTTTTCCTTCTACTATCCATCCTGGAGGGATGAACCATGCTTGCCAAGGTAACTTTGAAAATGCAATCTTTTTAGCTTTATAGCTACTAATATGTTCTGGAAAACTTCTAACTTTTATCCACGAACCTTTTTTTATGTGTTTGAGAAAACCTAGTCTTTCTAATATAACTCTATATGAGTATACTAGATCTGGTAAAGCATCTACTCCAACATGGTCATATATACCCGTGTAATAATATTTTCTTTTATATTCTGGTTTATGCTTTCTAACGTAATGAAGCATTGATGTTGCATTTAATATTTCGCCATCTTCATGTTCATTAATAAATTTGATTACATAATGCCAGCATGATTCATTCATGCTACAATGTCTGGATGATCAATTCTTTTCAACGTTGGTATATTTAGATTAATAACTATTTTCTTTTCACCATTTTCATCGATCTCTTTACAAAGATCTAAACATTCATTACAAATACATTTGGTTTCTTCTGAACAGAACATTTTTTTAACTTTTTTATTTTCTCTTCCACAAAATAAACAATGATATGGTTTAGTCATTTCACAATTCCTTTCAGAATGGGGTGATCAGTGGGATTTGAACCCACGTAACAAGGGCCACAACCTTGCCTCTGAGACCTTACTCGAGTATGACCACCATAAGCTTTGGTGCCACGGAGGAGAATTGAACTCCCTGCTACCCAGCGCTTCAAGCTAGAGCTCTACCGGTGAGCTACACGTGGCATATATTTTCTAGTATTTATTTGTTCTAATATTAAACTACTAACCTTAGAGAGTCAGCATTAACTAACCAGTTAACTTCATCGGAAACAAAAGAAATGTAATTCATTGTTTTAGGACATTTTTTTTGATCATTAATAGGAGAAATAATAACATCTTCATATCTAGAAAGTTGCTTTTTGATAATTTTTGTTATTTTATTTTGAATCATAAAACCAAAATCTTCTGCAATTTTATAAACTTCTTTAGGGATTTTATCTATATTATTTCTTTCGCCAATTTGTATCTCTTGCAGCATAACAAAGCATGGAATTTCATTATCTCCAAAAATGATAGTGTAACTTATAGCTCCCCAAGTTTCCCATATTATATCCTTAACTTTTATTTGCATTTAGTCTAATCCTGTATCAATTACTTTCCACATTTAAACCATTTTACTTTTGTTACATATTCTCTTCTTATATATAAGTATTTTAAAAAAGATATTCTAATATAACCATGTTCACCCCACCAACCTTTTTTAGCAAAAAACATTGGTCTTTTTATAAGTATCAATATATCCATCCTTTCAAAAATGGAGCGGACGACAGGATTTGAACACTGCGATCTTCATTCGGGGAGAATGACGCTCTACCACTGAGCTACGCCCGCATATTTAATTTTTCTGTTTGTTGATAAGGACATATATCTCCTACATAATGAGCACCACCACATAATTGACAGGTGTAAACTTTTTGATTTTCAAACATTCTTTCTAATGATTTCATTATAATTTCTAATTCTTCTTTTGTATCATAATTTTGTGATATAAGAAAATCTTTAAGATTATCTCCTATTTCAATTTCAATCTTCATTTTTTCCTTTTTTGATCAGATTTCTTTATTAGTTTTAATGGTATTTTTAAATCTTTACCAATTTTTATTAAACCTACTGGTTTAATCTTTGAAGTTTTTAAAGGATCTTTTTTCATTTGTAGTCCTCTTTAGAATGGAGCGGACGACAGGATTTGAACCTGCAATGCCGAAGCGCCAGATTGGAAATCTAGTGTCCTACCACTTGGACGACGTCCGCTTTAAATGGTAGCACCGAACAGAGTTGAACTGATGTCGAGCGATTATCGGTCGCTTGCTCTTCCCTTGAGCTACGGTGCTTTAATCCCACCAACCAAGTATATGTTTTTTCATATAGTCAAATAAATGATTGATGTCTTGTTGTCTTAACTCCTCAACTTTTGGACTTAATCTTTGAAATTCTTTTGTTTCTTGTTCTTTTTCTTCATCTGTATTTACATTGTCTCTTATTATATGTAGAGACTGTAATTCTGGATCTTCAGTTGGTTCCCATTTCATATGGGATTTACCCCATTTCTTTTCGTGATGTATAAAAACATTTTCATGGTATTGATCATCTATTAATCTTTTGAGAAGATTGACACATAACTTAATTTGATTTGCGTCTCTAATATTATTTTTATGATGACCATTGACTCTAATTTCTTTTTCCATTAGTTCTAATTTTTTATGTAATATAGTCCAGATGAAGAAGAAGTCCCAATCTCTATCATTCCATATCACTGGAAACCATTTGATAAGATTTCGAACTCCATATTTAATATTCCGAAATGGAGACATACGATCTATTCTATAGTATAAACTTTCAATTTTTTCAATTATTTTCATTCTTCTCCAATCTCTTAACAAGTTTTGGCTCCAGGGGTGGGAATCGAACCCACATAAGACAGTGATTAACAGTCACCCGCTTCACCATTGAGCCACCCTGGAATAACTATTCCCAATTATCAATATCATCTAACTCATCATCTTTTTCTATGTCTTTTTCTTCATAGTAATATGGATCTTCCTTCAACTTATGTAGATACATTCTTTCTGCTAATCTTCTTTTTCCTTTCAAACTTTCTTTTAGAAAACGATTTGGTGGATTCCAACCTTTATTATGCTCATTTTTGGACTTACCCATCTTACGCTCCTGAATCAATTGCTTTTGCTTCAGATTTCATTTTTTGAAACTCAAAATTATTTTCGACTTTCCAATGTTTTACAACGAAAGGACTATTAAAATAGTCTAAATCGGATTCAACTACAATTCTAGGTTTCCATATTATTTGACTATTTATATGTAAATAATAATAACCAACTTCAAAATCTAATATTTCCATTATAATATTTCAACCATTTCCTCAAAACATAAAAATACATCATATAGTCCGGATGAATGTCCCCTTGACCATGCTATCTCAAACATTACTTTTCCTTTGTCTGTTATTTCTATATTGTGATTCAAAAACAGAGAATCTCTAAATAAATAATATAGTCTATTTTCTTCTGCCTGGTATTCATCTCTAGATTGTTTATATTTAATAAATGCTTCTTTATCTGTATATGATGAACCACAGTGCTCACAAACTTTATTGACCTTGAAATTTTTCTTATTTGGATATTCGAGAGTATTTTTAAAGAAATCATTTTTAATGATCATTCCAAGATCTTGTTCTTTTAGCATAATTTTTAGGTTTTCAATTGTTTGACTTTCTTGCATAAGATTTCTCATTGAGTTTCACCTATTCATTTTCTTGCGTCACCAATTTTCACTCCCAGCATTTTAGGTAACCATAAAATTACTGACTGCCACTTAAATTGGTCATCTGTTTGAGAACTTTCATACCACGCCATTATACAACCAAATAACAAATAAAGAATAACTATTGCACCTACAATTCCAAAAATCATAATTTTTCTTCCTTCACATTTTCACAGTTTAAATTGGTAGGAGCGAGAGGAATCGAACCTCACTTCTATCAATTATAAGTTGATTGCTCTACCATTGAGCTACACTCCCATATTGGTGGAAGTGACAGGAATCGAACCTGCGACCTCTGCCGTGCAAAAGCAGCGCTCTCCCAACTGAGCTACACCCCCATTTAATTTTATAGAATTTTTTGTTCTAAAAATTTTGTTTGGCGCCCATGACGGGAATCGAACCCGCTATCTCAAGATCGACAGTCTCGCGTAGCTCACCACCTACTACCACACAGGCGTCATTGAATAAAACATGCTAGAACTTATTCTTCAAGATCTTTTGCTTTTTTACCAGCTTCTTGTTGCATAAGTTCAAGAGCATCTAATGCCTCTCTTATGAGGCACCAAAAAATGTCTACAGGACGATGATAGCTCCAACACTTTCTGGCGCCAGGAAATTTAAAGGGAGGTCATTTGCCTTAGACATATCAGCTTCATTACCAGCATCATCAACTGCAGCAACACCTATATTATATCGACCTTCTAAACCTGAAAGATATTGAGCAAGATCTACAATTACAAAACCGCTCTCATCTTTGACATTTCCTACATCTACAAATGGTGAATCATAATCTACAACTGCTGGACTTTCAACATAATACAGTTTATTTGTTACAACATCTGGTGAAGCTGAAGCTTGAAATTTAATTTTTAATCCTACTAATTTTGCCATGTTAAATTCCTCCTACCGAACTCTCTTTATATTATAAAGAGAATTTTATAAGAGATTCTCTTTATAGAGAATTCAATTTTTTAAATTTATTGTTGATATTCTATTACACGATTTTCTGTACTACTAAACACTATTCAATTGGTCCTACTGGTGCTATCCATGCAAATATCCACCATGCTTTTGGAAGACCATTGACCTCTGCTACTTCTGGGTTAATTGATTCAGACCAATCTGTAACTGTATTTTCTTCTACCCCATCTACAATTTCATATCTAACTACTCTTATTTTAGGAATCCAATGTCCTGTTTTAGGTGCACGGAAACTATATTCAAATACATTACCAGGGATATTAGTTGCTACAACTTGCTCTATATTTCTTTCTTTGTTAAAAATTGAAATTTCAAAGCTATCAGTTGCAGGATTATAATCATCCATTGTATTCTCTGGTGTTGTAACTCTTGGATCTCCCCACGCAACAGTTATAAATTTTGAAGTATCTCCATAGTACAAATGGTAATCTATTTCCTCCCATGCATATGCGCTTAATGAAAAAAATAAAAATGTCAAAATTAAAATTAGTTTAAGAAAACTTTTAGATTTCATTCTAGTCATCTCCTCGATTATATATTTCAAATATTTGTTCTATTTATGAAATTTTATAAAATGGCAGGGTGACAGAGAATCGAACTCTGATAAGAGGGTTTGGAGTCCTCTTTGATCATAACCAGATCCCACCCCAAATTTTGGTTTTATTGAGAAATCTTTTTTGTTTTTTCATCATCAGTAGAAAGAATTATTTGTTTTCTTAATTCTGTCATTTTAACCATTGCTTCCATCATTGTTGTAAATGATTTTTCCATCTGCTTGCTTGCATCAAATTGTACTTCGGTAACTTTAATAATATTTTTCATTGCTTTTCTTATAAAGTTAGAAGCTAGTATAACTATCGCAGCAACCACTAAATTAAAAATTAGTAAAATATAGAGAACGGTTAATGGATTTTCAAAATATAGCATTAGATTTTTCATTTTTCTCTCCTTCTTTTAGTTAGATTATTATTCATATATTAATTTAAATTCTTTTTTTATTTAAATTTTTTTTCTGTATTGTGTGTATCTTCAATTTTTTCTTTTTTTTCATAATTGTGGAATTTATTTATTTTTTCTTCTATAGTTTGAAATTCCTGACGCACTAATTTTCTAACAGAATCAATTATTTCTTTGTGTTCTGCCTGTTGTCTATCTTCAATTTTTTTTTCTAATGATCCTGTATCAAGAGATAGTCGTCCTACAAGAAAAGCAAGTCCTAAAACACTAGATGCAACAAGGACAACTACAATCATCCTTGCTATTTTAGATTCGATATTCTTTACTTTATCCAATATGTTATTAGTTGTTGTATTAACAGTTTCTGTACATGAGTTAATTTCGGAGGATGAATGAGCATTGTGTTCTTTTAGAGCTTGCTGTAAATCTTTAATCGGTAGATACTCTATATGACCAATTAGAGATCGTTGCTGCTCTATTAATTTTTGAAGAGTTGCTTCATTTTTATCTGATGATTGCTTTAAAGTATCAAATAATTTAACCATCAGATCTATATTTTCTGGCATAAGTTACTCCACAATTTGATTACTAATGGATATTATTTTATTGTCCATGTCTTTTAATTTTTGAAATTCAACTGAAGATCTTTCGGTTATTTCATCCCTCCATTGATGTATTTTATCTTCTAATTGATTGAATATAATATCTTCTTTTTTCTTTAATTGAGATTCTATTAATTTTTGTTTCGTTATATCAATAGCAACAACATTTGCTTTGGTTATATTTTTATTTTTATCCATTACAAATTCTGCTATAACTAATGACCAAAGATGAGAACCATCTTTTGCAATAGCTTCATATTGAAATGGACCATCATAAGCTCCTCCATTAATATATTCTGGATCAGTAAATCTTTCCCATCTATCAACCCAGTCAAGATAGCTTTTTTGAGTTAAAAGTCCAGAAGGTCCAATTTCAAAAAGTTCTTCTTTAGTATATCCAGTTTGTTTACACATAACATGATTTACATAAGTAAATTTTCCATTAGTGAGATCTATTTCATATATTCCTGCACCTGTTATTTCAACTAGGTTTCTAAATCTTTTTTCACTATATTCTAGTTTTTCTGTTGCTATTATTTGCTCTGTAATATCCTCAAATGAAGAGGTTATAGAACCAGGGTATGTTCTAAATGCATGTATTTTAAAATAAGCTTTTTTAATATTATGGTCTTCGTATTCTAAAATTTGTGATTCCCATGGTTTGCCTGTTTTTGCAACTATTTTATATTTTTCAGGAATTTTCATTTTAGTTAGAGAGGGAAATGCTTGATCAATTGTTTTTCCTAATAATTGTTTATGATCAATTTTTAGTATTCGATCTGCTGCTGGATTATAACCTATAAATATTAGATCTTCTTCTTTTAGTTCATAATTATGAAAACCAATTGGAGTTGCATAAATAACTTCTCTAAATTTCTTTTCAGCTTGTATTTTTGAGTTTTCTAGATTATTTCTTTCAATTGCATATACCAATGATCTGATAATTAAACCTGGATTAATATGGGGTTTTACTAAATAGTCTTGAGCTCCTAGTTTAACACATTCATATGCCATTTGTTCATATCCAGATATGATAACAATTGGAATACAGGGGCATTTTTCTAAAACTGATTTATATGTATCAACTCCTCGACTATTTTGTAAAACTAGATCTAATAAAATAACATCTGTTCCACAGTTTTCAATATTTTGAGTTTTACAAGTGTTATTACAAGTAGAAATACAGTTATCTGTAATATAGTCTAAACCTTGTTCTAATGTACTTTTATGAGTTGTATTAAATTTTGTATATTCAGATAATTTTAAAAATGACAGAATAAGATTTGCATTTTCCTCATCATCTTCTATATATAGAAGATTTATGTTGTTGGGGATGAACATAATTTTCTCCTATTGTCGATTTTTTATTTTAATCATTATATAATTTTTCCTTATACGTATAGTATGTTTTTGGGTTACTTTATCACGACATTGAAGGGGACCAACCCGACCTGTTTCGATTAATTTCACCCTTGGAAACGTCGTCCTTCACTGGTCAGGATCTGGACTACAAACCAAATTGTTATTGAGAATGTTTGCTTGGTGTGTATTTATATCCTATATCTGAACCATAAGAAATCCAAACACAATTATCACAGACATCGCATTTGTATCCTTTTGGATCATTACCAACATCCCCTTCAATTATTTTAAAGTGCCCACCGCATTTCTTACAGCTTCCATTATTGAAGTATTTTTTTTCAGCAATTTCAGTTAATTTTTTAAATCCAAAAACTCCTCCAACTATAGATCCAAGAACAAGAATAAGTCTTAAAACAAAAAATGGCATGATTTTATCCTTTCTTAAAGTTGGTGATCCTGGAGGGACTCGAACCCTCGTGTTGAGATTGAAAGTCTCATATCCTTATGCCTATTTGGACTACAGGATCATTCTGGGATTTTTCCAATAAATTTGATAACATTCTTGTCACGCATAATCTTTATCTGATTTACTATATTCAAACATTCGTCACAAATTGAAGCGGTTTCACCACAATAAATATATATCATTTGATTGCTTTTAGAACAGAATGAACAGAAAACTAATTTAGATTCATCCTGTTTAACAGTTGCTGACATTATTTTTTTTATCCTTTCTAATCATCTGTTTCAACTTGAATTTTGGTAGCAAATATATTAATACCTTGTTGAATTTCATCCTTTCCGTTTACATGAATAATATCAAATAAGAGCCAATTTCCATCCATGCCAATCATTTTAAATTGTAATATAGTAGGATACATATCAGCATTTGGAAGTTCATTAGCAATTAATGTTGGAATTTCATCAAATTCTTGTTGATCTAATATTGTTGTTCCTTTTCCAATCACTTGAGTTATCATTGTTATCCTTTCGATACTGACACATGATTATTCATTTGAAATTAATCTAAATGATTGCGAGAATTCATCAGAAAACATAATTTCTTCAGCATCGAAATAGAATATTTCTCCTTTCTCATTTCTATATTGAGCAAATCCCGTGTCAGATTCAGGCATTTCAGTTAAAATTGTTCCAAATTTTATTGTCCCCTCTGCTTCTATAGAATAATCGCTAATACACTTTATTGTTTGCATTCTATATCCTTTCTTTTACTTTGGTGGTCCAGGAGGGATTCGAACCCTCGCAAACGGAAATTTAGAGTTTCCTGCTCTAACCACTGGAGCTACTGGACCACTAAATTTTATTGCATTGGTATTCCGCCTGGACCGTATCCTTTGTCTGTATCATTAATAATAAATGATGGCAAATTTTGATCTCGTATTCCCTTCAGTATTCCGTTGTCAAAAAATACCAGATAATCATCTAGCATTTTTAACATTTCATCTCGTTCTTGCTGATGTCTAAAAAAGATACTTTCAGATTTGCCATTAACTAATTCAAATTTAATAGAGTTTTCTAGTTCTGGATAATATTTAATTATATTGTTAGGATTGATTCTTTTTTCTCCAAGTTTAATCATAATAATCTTATCCTTTCAAAAATTTCACAGTGTTGATCAGTTGCTATTGCTGTTACTTGATTATATAAGTCAGGTTCACGAAATTCGATATATCTAATATTTTCATTATTAAGTTGATACATTAATTTTTCAAGTTGATTTAAGTTTCTAACCCCCAAGTAGATTAGAGTTCCATTAGACCAACTCGAGATAGGACCGCGCAGACAAAACTCCGCTACAGCATGTCCTGCCTGCACTGCCCTTTGTGAAATTGATAAATCTTTACGTATTATTATGTAAAGCTTCATCACGTTGTGCTTCCCAAAGTATCACTTCCCATCGTTCTTTATAAAGTTTTAGATGTTGGGGAGTGGGTTTATTACTGACTCTTGGGTGTTCAATTTTTTCATAAGGAGTATTGTTAAACATTTGACAATAGATGATATGTTTATGACGATACTCATGACTTAATTGTCCAACTTTCCAATCTTTGAAATGTGATATTCCATCATAAATTGAGATATAGAATTCTTTTTCTTCCTCAGTCATATTTTCTCTATGACTAGGTTTATTAAGAAACTTTCCTCTTTTAATTTTGATTGCTAATAATTTTTGTTCTTCTTTTATTTTATTCTTCAATTCTTTTCGTGTCATTGTTTTATTCCCCTTTTTGTTTTCAGTTCAAAGTTAAAGTTATTATTTGAATGAAAACAACTGGGGGGACCTCTACAACTCTACGGTGGATTGGTGTAAACCTAATGAATTAGATTTACAGCTTTATCATTCATAGCTATTCTCCTTTGTATAAGCAAATTTGTTATTTGTTCTTAATAGCAAGAAGAGTCTCTCTTTGTTGTTTAATAATTTCTGGTTTTGAGTCCTTTACTTTTAAAATTGCTGTTTTATCTCTTTCATTCCATAGGAAATCATAGTTACGATTTTCAGACCAATCAATATCATATAGACCAAAAAAGGTTCTAGCAGATATTTGAAAATTTCCTGGTCTACTTTGTATTTGAAGAATACCAGATTCCTTTTCACTATTTGTAAATCTGACTGCTATTCTATTCCTATCATCCGAGATATAAAGTATAGCATATTTATATGCATATAGATCATACTTTTGAACAGCACCACTATTGAAAGCGAGTACTCCATTTTTTCTAATAGTTACTTTGGGTATATACGATCTTCCCGTATGAATATATTTTTTAAAACCATCTATATCCAATGAATGGTTATCTCCTTTCGATTTAACATTCAATTAAATTGCTTTAATATTGAGCACAGGCATTACACGATCAATAATTGATGCAGTTGGGTCAATAGTATCTTCAATTAGTTTTGGATCTTTATATGCTTCTTTTGTTTCATCCAATGGAACTACTGATATGTATATTCCTTTCTCTTTCATTCGTTCTTGAACAATTTCAGCGGATGATTTTTCTTTCATTTTTCTTTTAATACTAGATCTTGAACTAATTCTTCCTGCTCCGTGGGGAGCTGAATAATTCCATTCTGGATTTGATTTTCCTTCACATATTAATAAACCATCTTCCATGTTTAATGGAATGATCATCTGATGTTCCTTATAAGAAGCTATTGCACCTTTGCGAATAATAAAATCTTGAATACTTATAAAGTTATGGCATGTTTCAATCGTCTTATAAGATTGAATATCAAAAATACGTTCAATGATCGTTGCCATTGCTTCTCTATTTGTTTGTGCATATATTTGGGTAAATACCATATCTGTAAGATAACCAAACATATCATCTCCGGTCAAATATGCTAAATGACCTTTTCCAGCTTTTCGTTGCCAGTAATCACAAACTTTCAATCCAAATTGTCTTGATCCTGAATGGATTGTGAAAAGGTATTCTTTTCGATTGACTAATTTACCCAGTTCTAAAAAATGGTTTCCGCCTCCCAAGGTTCCAATAGATGATAAAGCTCTTGTAAAATCCATTTTGATTTGTTTGCATTTATCTTCAAACCAATCAATATCAAATTTAAATGGATCATATTTGGTTCCATATCGTTTATTATATTGTAAGGTAAAATGTTTGTGATTATAGCTTGCATGTTTCCAAAAATAATTGTCTAGCATATGATGAGATAATGTTACTTCTTGATGGACATGTTTTGATAAGGGAATCTTTTGTCTTATTTTCTGATCAATTTGTTCGATAGTTAATTTTTCTAAAGCATTGGGTCCAAGAAATAGAGAAAGCATACCACAATTAATATCGACCCCGACTATATTTGGAATAATCATATCAGTCATTTCCATTGTAAATCCAATTACAGCACCCTTTCCATAATGACAATCTGGCATGATAGCAATTGGATTTGTAAATGCTGGATGATTTAAAAATTCATATATCTGACTAATAGTATTCTGATCGTTTAGTTCGTTAAGCATTACAGAAGCTTTTCCATATTTTCCTTGATACGGGATCATGAAATCATTCCTCCCCTCTTCTTATAATTTCTCACATTGATTTTCGCTGTATCTTTGAAATGTTGTTGTTGCATTTCAAGATATTTTCTAAAATTATCATTTTTTGGTATTCGAATTCCTCTTTTTGAATAAGAATTTTGGATAATAGCATTTTTAATTAATGTTAGATAGTTTTCTTTTTCTGGACATATTTCAGTACATATTACCTTACAAATGCATATGTCACATGGGTTTTTCATACATTAGAATTCCTTCTCAAATGGTGGGGGGCGAAGGAATTGAACCTCTCGTCACCCTCCTATATGTTTTATGACACTGAGTTTACAGCCCAGCAACAGGAACACCCCCCATCTTAGATTATTTTCTTTTGTTGACATATTTCACAACTTCTTGAAAATTATTAAACTTTATCTTTTTTAATTTTTTGTCTCTAACGTAGAACCAAAGATCAAATATAATTCTTTTTTCAACCTTCCAATGATCATTAAATTCTACTATGTGATACTTTCTCTTTGCTTCCCCATAATTTGGTACCTCCTTATAAATGTTAGGCGTAGATGGATTCGAACCATCGACCTCCAAGGTGATAGCAATTGACCAAGGTGCTCTACCACTGAGCTATACGCCCTCAAAAATTAAAAGATATTGATGAATTAGACCCATAAAAAATGTTACTATTATATAAAGAAAAATTAAGAAGATTATAAAAAGTGTTATACACGTGCGAAGAGTTTCTAATATATTTTTGTATGTATTAATATTTTGTCTATATTTTATATATCTGCTACAGATTCTAAATCTATGATTCCATGGAGTTTTAGTTTGACATATTGGTTGAACGAAACAGTTTTTACAAGGTAATAATTGTTTCTCAAATACTTTTGATACCATATCAGAGATTGTCATAATTGCCAGTTTTCAATCCAGTTATAATCTTCATCTAGTAAAAGCATTCCTCTATGATATGATTTTATCATTACATCTATGGTATCTTTAAGATGTTCTTCAAACTCTTTTTGTGTTAAATTGTTGTACCATTCAATGTTATTATAACCACTGTTAAATCTTTCCACTTTGACTCTTGCGGTGAGTAATTTTTGTCTTGTATGTCCTTTTAAAGGATTTATCATTTCAACTCTTAAATTGCCACCACAAGCTCCTAAAGCTAATAACTTATCAGTCCAGTGAATATGAATTCTGATTTGTTCTAGATCCCAATTATTTTTCATATTGTTCCTCAATAAGCAAGTTATTCACATTAAATTTTTTTGGTTTCATATTTTCTTTGTTTTCTTTGTCTGGATGAAATTTTTTAATATCCTTAGAGGACCAGTAAAAGTTATTAATAATACAAGAAGTATGATCTGGAATTCCTTGTATTGGATATACATGTCCAATCATATTTATCATTAAATGATTAGGACTAGAGTTTTTGGTGCTTACAATAGTAACAAGATCACCAATGTTATATTTCGATGTATTGTATTTTACCATTAGAAACCCTTTTTGTTGGCGGAGGGGACAGGATTCGAACCTGCAAAGCTTTTTACACCCGACAGTTTTCAAGACTGCTGTCACACCATACTTGACCACCCCTCCAATATATCAGTTAGAATACTACCAGCTCTTCCTTGTACTCTATCAACATCCTCAGAAATAATATTTTGAGACTCAAAAACATATTGTAATTTTCTTATGGATTTAATTAATATGGATGCTCTTTTTGTATCATTTCTTCTAATATATTCAAAAAGAGTACTTAGTTGTGAATCTGTAACTAGGAATCTCCTTCCCATTATTGCTTTTGCGACTGTTGGTTCTTCCATTTATACCTCATTCTAAAAAGACAGAAGAACATATAGCTTTATATATTCTAATTGTTCTTGTTTCATCTGCTGATACTATTGTTGATCTAAGATTTGCAGCAACAACTTCTGTTGGATCAGCAGGCATATACATTCCAGCTACTTCTCCTTTAGTAGCAGGATTTGTATTTGGGGCATCAACAAAGTTATCTGTACCTTTATTTTGTGCCATGAATGTTGCCCAAGTCATGCCGGGATCAAATTTTGAGTTAGTAACCTTTGTTGTTGAATCACATAAAGTTGTAGTAATTTTATAAGATCTTGTTACTGGTAATACAGGTGGAGCTGGTGTTGCATTAGGACCGGCATCAAAATTCTGGGTTATTTCAGCTATAGTCAAATTCTTACCATAAATTGCAGCTATGAATATATCTCCCAACCATGTTCTTTCATCATCAGGGATAGCAGGATAAGATAACTCATTGAACAATCCAAATCCATACGAGATATCCCAATTGCTTCCATCTCCTGGAATAGACTGTGTTGCTACTTCAACTTTATCAATATAAATTTTTGCATTACCTGCTGAATCTCTAGTGTAGACAACATGCTGAAGTGCAGGAGTTGCAGCAATACTACCAGCGAGAGTTGTGGTGCTTGGAGCAGTTCCATTACCAGGATTGACACTAGTTCTGAATCTTACGTCCCATTTATCATTTACTTGTCCAAGAGTGAAATTACGATTTCCACTATCTGAAGAAAAAGAAATGATGCGTGCAGGTCCACCTTGAGTATTGTTAAGAGGTTTTAACCATGCCTCTATTGTGATACCATTGGTGAAAAAGACGCTAGCACCTAATTTGGTACGTGCAGCACTTGTCTTAATAATAGTTGCTGCTGTCACCCTCAATCCTGGATTTAAAAATGTTACATCTGCGGGTTCAGTAATATCTAAATTGAGCATTGGTGTTCCGGTTGCTTTGTCTGTTATAACTTCACCGGTTGTTTCAGTAAAATCATATAATAAAACTAAATTATTAGTTACTCTGGCAGCTTGAGCAACTCCATACAGCGTTAATAATAAAATTGTAATTAGTAAAAGACTTTTTTTCATTGTATCTCTCCTCTATGTTTTAGTAATAGATTCATTTTCTCTTTCTGTTGCACAAGTGCCCACCCCTGATTGTGCCGTCCTACTGGACCTCCCACGTATCCCTGACTGGCGGCGAGTACAGGATTCGAACCTGTGGAGGTTTTATCCCCGACTGTTTAGCAAACAGCTCCCTTAAACCTGACTTGGGTAACTCGCCTTATTTTATAAGTTTAACAACATTCCGTCCATGTTTGTTATATTCCATATCGCCTGGTTCAAAGAACCAAACTCTAAATCCATATTCAGTTGCAATTTCTTCAACATCCATTTGTGCCATAGCGGTTGGAAATTTTACTATTTGTCCTTCTCTGCATTGGACAAGTTTTTTGGTTCTTGTTTTTGTAATTCTAGGAATTTCTGCCATTCCTTCTCCTTTCCAACAATAAATCTCTTGCCTTGTTGTAAAGCTGAAATAAAACTGTCAATATGTTCTTCCCCCTGAATCATTGTTTCTTCGGTAATTTCAACATAACCTTTTGTCATAACTATACTGCACATTTTGATTTTGTTCCACAGAACTCTGATAAAGTCAAAATGATCCCAGGATTCACCCCAGTGTGCAGAAGCGTGTAATTTTTTATACATTCTAATGTTGATGGAATCAAAATCTTTATCATATTCTAATTCTAAAACTAAATCACAATCTTGACTTCCACATTGGCAAGCTACTCTATAATAAATTGAGTTGCCAATTTCGTCTAATTTCATTGTTTTATATGATATTGTATTTTCAGTTTCGGGCGTATTCATTGTTTCTCCTTTAGTATGGGGAATCATCTAAGATGATGTGAAAAATTAAACCTACTGCAATAATGAGCATAATTGCTTGTAACCATCCTATTACAATCATACATATGGTGACAAGAGCAAATTCTTGCCAAAATCCTTCTGGTTCAATAAGAAATCTTATTCCAAAATAAAACCAAGTGGGAATAAGAGCAAATAGTAGAATGATAATAGATGCAATGGTTGTTATAATAAAGTTAGAAACTTTATTGCTTCTACCAAATCTTTTGATAGATTTGATAAACGATGAATCTTTCAAATTTTTTAACCATTGTATAGATATAAAGTTTGTTAGTGTTATATTTGTTGGAAGTTTTATTCTCATTTTTTTCCTTTCTCTTTTTTCTCTATGAATATATAACAGTTGCAATATTTACAACCACAAGGATTCATATTTTCATATGGGTCAAAGTGTCTATGATAAGGATGTCCACATTCACATATTCTATCATCCCCATAATTTATGTTATAATTTCTTTCTTTAATTATTTTCTCTTTAATTATATATGGGTATTCCCGTGTTGTATCTTTTGGTTTTCGTATCATAATATTTGGTTCTTTGTACATCTCAAATCTAGAAGCTTTAAAGAAACTTATTAAACCTTTCAAATCTCTTTTACCATAAGGATTTAGTTCATTATAAATTGTTGCATTTTGTTTATCTATAAGTTTGCATACTTCAATTATCAGTTCTCTTCCTTCTCCTGTTCCTTCATATTTGGGAAGAACTTTAATTCTATGAAAATAAAAAACTTTTCCTGGTATATCTTTAATTGGAATGATCGCTGACAATTCTGCAATTGAACGTTTATCTGTTGCAACGGTAATCATATTATGTGTGCTAATTGAGTGTATTATCATTTCAATTCCTTATTCACATTTAAAACGAAGAGATTCTCTTGTCTGATTTTTTAATATTACAGAAAGAGAATCTCTTCGTTTTTTATTAATTTCCCCATTTGAATACGAACTCTACTTTACCATTCACGGTGACATTGATTCCAAGTTCATTTATTACTTTTGATATGGCAGATTCAATGGCGGTATTTACCTTTTCGTTTGTCTTTTTGATATTTTCGAAATCTTTCAGATTGACAATTTCTGGTTCAACTTTTGGTTCATCTGGTTTAAATTCTACGGATTCAACTTCAATCTGTTTTTCTGGTTTGGTTTGTTCCAGAAAAGGACGGAGAGCTATATGCTTATCCAAAGTTGCTAACCTTTCATCTACCTTTTCTTTATAAAGGAAAGGAAGCAGTTCATCTACTGTACAATCAAGTGCAGCAGTTACAAGTTTAAACATCTTTCCATTTCCTACTTGTCTATCTGTAACAAATTTGCCAAAATCGGTTTTATGGAACATGTATGAGCTTCTGCAGGAATAGTCTGTTTTTAATTTTTCAGGAACTTTTTCTAATACGATATTCATTAATTCGGTTCCAGCTATTTCTCTTCCTGATAATAGTGCACCAATAATTACGCTATCAATTGTTGTTTGTGCCATAATAATTTTCTCCCATTGTTCTTTGTTAATTTCACGTCTGGTGAGTATTCTTCCAGGTTTATTTGACTCCTTATGATCTTTATATTTTATTTTTGTTTTGTGATATGGTTTTACATTATCAGGAGTCAGTTCTTCACCAAGTTCTTTTGCTTCTTCAAGAAAAACATGTTCTTCGAGTGTTACTTTACCTCCAATTAAAATTCCACTAGCACTTGGAGATTTAGGTATCTCACCACCTTTGAATGTTTTGGTCATGATTCGCTCCCAGATGAGTTTGGTCTATTGTTCAGTTTTACACATTTCGCATCCACAATGGTCTACATGCTTTACCATGTCACTTGGGACCATGGCGCATAAAATAGGAAGGTTACATCTTCTACAACCAAGAGTTAATATCCCAGTTTTAAGATCAATGATTGCTTCGAGATCAGCCCATTTTGCTGGATTATAACCTGGTTCCATGTCGTGAATACAGTTTCTACAATGGGCGTATATTATATTCTTTGATTTTTTTAGTTTTATATATCCAGTTTCTTCTAAATCATCTACATCTTCCATTTTTAATATCCTTTCATTTTAATATGATCTCTCTATATGAATGGTAGCGGGGGTGGGATTTGAACCCACGTTCTCTTTCGAGATCTGGCTTATGAGACCAGCGAGTTGGACCGGACTACTCTACCCCGCATTGTTCTGTTGGTAGCTCTGAAGGGATTTGAACCCTTAATCCTAATTGATTTTGAATCAATCGTGTATACCGTTCCACCACAGAGCTATTGATGTTATGCTGATCTTGGTGCTGTTTCTTCTACTGGACAACCTTTAGTAAAGAAGTCATATAATTCAAGACTCATTATCAGCATTTCATCTAATGTATTGACTAATGTAATCACAGGACAGGAAACGTTTTTTAAGAATTTTGTTTTTACAAGTTTTCTGTCTTTAATAGAACGTTTTCTTTCTTCTTCTGATTTTCTTTCATCTGTACAATCATTGTCGATGAGAGCAATCAGGGTTTGTTGCCTTCCATTTTGAATATTTCTAATAACATTTTGAACACTGAATCCAATTTCTCCTAAACTTCCTGAACCAAGAGACTCTTTCAAAATTGGAAATAATATAATCTCTGCATAATTGAGATAATAATTCTCAAGCTCAATTAATCCAGGATGCCAGTTATCTCCAGCATCAGGGTTGAACCAAGCTATTCCCAACTCGTCATACTTTTTAATAAATGGGAGTCTCCATTGACTGTTATCACATGTTCCAAACAATCCAATTGTAGTTTCGGTATGGTTCGGGTTTCGTTCCACATATTGTCTCCTTTGCAGTTAGTGGTTGATAGAAATCTTTTTCTGATTTTCGTTTTATTCTATTGGTGGAATGCTTTGAATTTTAGATGGTTGTTCTAGTTGTTTAGGTAACTTTTCAGTAGTGCTATCATCTATAAATGTGTGAGTCAATTCTATTGAAAATTCACTTTGATTTCCATCTTGATCAGATGCTGTAGCTGCAAAATAATATGTTCCTATACTCAATCCTTTTACTGTGTATTCGCAGCAGTTGGCATCAAATGGATCATAAGTGGTGCATGCTGGAGGTCTTCCAGAAGTATCTGTTTCTGTATTAATAACATGACTATAGTCTCCACTAGCTGTTCCGTAGTAGATGGTATAAAGTTTTAGATCAGGTTCTACATTAGCATCCCAAGCTAGTGTTATTTCTTGATCTTGTGCGAATACAGATGGTATCATTGACAATATTAATACTGATATGATTGAAATTGTTATAAAGAATTTTTTTATCATATTCATAAGCTCCTGTATTACTTAGATTTTGGAAAACGTTTGAACCATTCATCTCTTTCAAGAGAATGAGCTTGGGACATTTGCTTTTTTCCGATTTCAATTTGTTCTTGCATTAATTTAGTATCCCCACTTGCAACATCATTTAATACAGATTTAATAAGTTTAGATTTTGATTTATTAGTTCCAATAAGAGCTCCACAGTCCTCTTGCACTATATGCCATAGTTTTCTGGAAGGATTTTTAAAGAGGATTCCAAAATATCCTTTTCCAATATCAATTCTTTGATATTCTTCAATTTCAGTTTTGATATATGCATATTTTGCGCCAAAACTGAATGGTGTATGAATTTCTGTATAAACTTTCATTTAATATAGTCCTTTCACTTTTGGTAGGGGAACCGGGAGTTGAACCCGGACGCACTTAAGCAGGGATTTTAAATCCCTTGACTGGACCAGTTCGTCTATTCCCCCTTAATATTATTCATCTTTACAGGTTTTCACACTTTATAAATTCTCCTTTCATTTGTTTGGAAGAGGCGGTAGGATTTGAACCTACGAATACAAGAGTCAAAGTCTTGTGTCTTGGACCGCTAGACAACGCCTCTAAATTTATAAATCATCTGGTAATCCAATTCCTGGAAAGTTATAATTACCAGTTTCAATTGCTAATAATTCCATTTGTTTAGCATATTTATAATCTGGATGTTTCTTCTCTTTATCTATACATTCAAGACAGCAATGATCAGTATTAAACATACTCATAGTGGTTATGGTTGTTTCCTTTTGGCATCTTTGGCATTTTCCATCTGACCATGATGATCCCATTTCTTAATTCCTTTCCATTTTAAACAAGATCTAACGTAATATCCATGTAGATTTATATCATACCAACCTCCATCAAATACATAAACCCTATATAGATCCTTTTCTATATCATGTTTAACAAGATCAAAATCTGGAGGAAAATTTAGACCAAAATTGATTGCACCTCTATAATCTTTTTTTGTGTACATGGTGTTTCTTTCATTTGGTACCCCCAGTACGAGTTGAACGCACGTCGAGGCGGTAGAAGCACCTTACTCTATCCGTTGAGCTATGGGGGCAATGATTGGAGACCCTGAGAGGATTTGAACCTCCGACTTTCTGATTCGTAATCAGATGCTCTAAATCCGGACTGAGCTACAGGGTCTTATTTTTCTAAATATTTTAATGCTTGAATAGTCGAATCTGATAATTTTGCTTTCTTTTTAATCTCTTCAATACTCATAAAAATTTGCTGCTTATGTTTTTGGGGTTCAAGATTACGTGGAGTACCTGAATATTTTTCTACTTCAAAAATATGACCAAATACTGTTACATTCTTTCCATGCCTGGTATATTTTTTATTAAATTTTACTACTTCTTTAAATTTTATTAATTTGATTCCACACTCTTCCAAAATCTCTTTTTTCAAACCTTGAATTACAGTTTCATCTGATTTGACTTTGCCTACTGGTATTGTCCAAAATTTTAACTTAACATGTTCCTGCATAAGAATTCTTTTATTCTTATCATAAATAATTGCAGAAACTCCATGATGACTGGATAAGTCTTCTTCATTGTAATTGTATTTTTCAGATTGTAAAAATTTAAGATAATTAGATATCATATTATAGTTACCTCTGTAACCTTTTAACAATGGAGCCACCGGTAGGATTCGAACCTACGAGGATCAAGGATCTCTGGATTACAAATCCAGCGCTATCGTCCACTAAGCGACGGTGGCATCTAAAATTGGTTATCAAATTTTTTGTTTTTTATATCTTTTTTGATTTGATGTATTAATACTTTACAAATTGCAAATTTTCTTCCTGGATTCCAAGTTGTTATTTCATCAAGTTTCTTTATTGATTCTTCTTCATCATATGGAGCTTCTATCTCAATCTCTTGCCATAATTCAATATTATTGTTTGTAAAGGTTCTAAATATTCCCTGGTTGATAAAATTACCACATCTTAATATTCTTCCTTCTTCAGGAGGAACTAAATATCTTCCGCTGCTATCTAATTTTTTACGAGCGTTGGATAGATAGACATGTTTACTGATATATGCTTTCATCTTGTCATCTTTTCGCATAGTAATTTTTTTACCTTTCGTTGTAATATTTAAATTTGAGACAAAAGATATACATAACCATTTTTATATGAGAATGGTGCCCAAGGGGAGAGTCGAACTCCCACGCAATTTAATGCACAGGGCCTAAACCTGTTGACTATGCCAATTCGTCTACTCGGGCAAAGATGGTCGGAACGAGAGGATTCGAACCTCCGACTTCGTGGACCCAAACCACGCGCTCTAATACCAGACTGAGCTACGTTCCGATATATATTTATAATATGTTCTTAAAAAAATTAAAATAATATTAAGAAACGAACTAAATTAAAATGCGCACGATGAAGACGGATTATTGCTAGAACGACGAGGAGCGCAACCTTTAATCGTTCTATGTCAACATCGTGCGCAAGCTTTAATTGCATGGAACACCAGGATCAGGAGGAGATGCCATCTTTGGTGGTTTGCTCAGGACCATCCTAAATAGCGCCCTGCCCAGTGCCCCATGCAAACTGAATTTATATTTTGTTCTTTAAATAGATAAATCCTCTCCGTTGCGAAGACGTATTATTAACTCCTCAGTGCCAAGTTTATAATACTTTTTAGCAATTGGTTGTTTAGCAAGATACATAAAGTTTTGACAGCTTCGAATACTAATAGAGAAATTTTTCTTTATAAACGGTAACCACTCTCCATGCTCTACAGTTGATTTAATGATGTCTAACGATTTTCCTATCTTGATGGAATCTTTAACTGCTGTTATTCGAGCTCCATCTATACACTTTTGAAGAGTTTTTAACATGGCGTGTTTCTCCTTAAATTCTTATTATTTATTCTTAAAAAAATGAATAAAAACCTCCTTCTCAATTATTAATATATATAGATCAGATTTTTAAATTTGAGAAAAAATAATTAAGATAATTTTATTTGATATGGTAACAAATAATAAAATGATTGAAAGGAGACATTTATGAATCATGTAATTGTGGCACCACATCCTGATGATGAAATTATTGGATGTTATGAGGTATTGAAAAGAGAGGAAACTATTATAATTATTTATTCTCCAGATGTAAATGCAAATCGTAGAAAGGAAGCAATGAGGTTAAAAGAATATATAGATGGAATTAAGGTTCAAATGTTTCAAAGTAGTATTCCTATGGCAATGATTAATAAAAATCATAAGTTTTATTTTCCTGATCCAATCTATGAGACTCATCCAAAACATAGAGAATTGGGTATGACTGGAGAATTATATGCTAGATCAGGAATTGATGTAACTTTTTATAGCACTATAATGAATGCTCCATATATTCACGAGTCATTGGAACCAACTAGAAAGGAATATATATTAAATGAAGTTTATGCAAGTCAACGTGATATGTGGAAATATGAGAAGAAGTATGTTCTCTTTGAAGGTTATTGCAAATGGGTGTTTTAAGGAGGCAATATGAGTAAAGGACCATCAGGAATAAAAGATGAAGATATAAAATATAGGAAATATTATAATTTGAAATTAGGTATGAAAGATTGGTGTATATATGATGTTGTTTGTGAAATGTATAATAATATTGGAGAAAATTATTGCTGGGCGTGTAAATATAGAAGACCATTAGATATTCCTAAACTTTTAAAAAGGAGCAGAAAGGAGAAAGAATAATGAATAAGAGAATTATTTTTGTGCCTCAATATCCAACTCCTATGAGATATCAGGAATGGTGGTACTCAAAGTTTCCTCTAGAATTTAGAAACGCAGGATTTGAAGTTTATATTCTGGGAGAAAAAGCAGCTAAATATAACATTAAAGGTGTTGAGACAAAAGGAATGTTTTCTCCAATCGAGGCAGCTATTAGATTTGAATCTGAACAGATAAAAGAATATATGGCAATGGATTTAAAAGTTGATGATATTTTATTTGTCGCAGATATAAGTTTTCCAGGTTTCTTCTGTAATGTTCTATATCATAAGAAACCAAAGAAATCGTTTGCTTATTGTCATGCAACAAGTATTAATAAATTTGATTATTTTGAAAGTGTGAGTGATAGTAAATTTTTAGTTGAGACAGCGCATTCAAGAATGTTTGATGAAATTTTCATTGGTTCAAATTATCATCAGAAAAAGTTAAAATGGGCAAATACAGTGGTTGTTAGATTACCTTTTCCTCCTTTCAAAGATATATCAAATTTAGTTTCTGAAAAAACGATTGGTATTGCTTCAGCATCAAGACCAACAAGACAGAAAGTTGATGCAGAATTGGAGAAGGGTATTGACATTGTTAGAAGAACTCGAGATAAAGAAAAAAATACTTGGGAAAATTATTATAAATTTTTGAGTATGAGTAAGATTCTTTTAATATCAGCGCATGAGGATACATTTGGTTATCAAATCGTGGATGCTGTTATGAACAATTGTATTCCACTAGCTCCTAATAGATGTGCTTATCCAGAGATTCTTCCAAGACAATACATTTATAATGATAAAGAAGACCTTATTGATAAAATTGAAGCAGTTGATAGAGGTAGATTAAGAGTTCCATCTCTTATATGTGAAGGGGAAATGAAGATGTTTTACGAGAATATAATACATAGAATGATGTAGAGAAAGGAGGTTCAAATGGCAAATATTGATTTTTCTAATAATATACCAGTTGATTATTCAGGCATTGATTCAGAATTAAAAGGTGATTGTCAGATGTGTAATGTTGTTGATAGAAATCTTAAAAATACTGTTTGTATAGATTGTCCTTTTTGTTTTAGCAGTATTTATGATAGTAAAATAAATGAAAGAAGGATAAGGGTTTATCCTAGTTCAAAGGTGTTTAGTAAATATGGATTGATCAATTTACCATCAATGGGAAAGCATACACTGTATTATTTTCAAGCTCGTCCAGAATTAAATTATAAATTTCCTGTTATACCGAATAAAGATCTATTCGGAAATGTTAAGGCAGTTTATGGTCCAAGTGGCAAGTTATTGTATGGAAAAGAGTTTATTTGGCATATACATCATTGGAATGGAAATTATTGGGATGATAATGAATGGAATTTGTTATTATGTCTTAATACAGAACATAATTACTTTGAAGCTAAAGAGAGAACTTACAAGAATAGAGCGGAACATATTATTCTTTTCTAAAAGGAGAAATAATGCCATTTAAAACGTATTTCAATTGGTTATTTGATGGAAATATAAATAGTAAAATTCCAGCACCAAGAACGACTGAAGATGGAAAAGTTATTGTTCCAAATATATTAAAGTATAATAGTCCAATAACAAATAGATATGTTATCAGTGTATTTTTAAGAAATCTTTCATTAAATAAATATTTAGATCAATACTTTAATAATATAAATATTTATTCAATTCCAAGGGAAGAGCTTTTATATTTTATTAAGAAATGTGTATTGGAGTTTAGAGTTGGTAAATATGATACAACTTATTATAAAAGAAAGTATAATGATAAACTTTATAATGTTATTGAAAAAAGATATCCACAGTTAAAATCTTTTGAAGTGGACTTTCTGTGTGATATAATAAATAAGTCTGATAAAAGAGATACTTTTTATAATTCTTTAGGACTTGAGAATATTAAAAAGCAAAAAATAAAATCTACAAAAAAAATAGTAGTTAAAAAATCATTGAAAGATTTTATAGCTGAAAACTTCTCTATCATGGAAGTGTAGAAAAGTTTTCAGCTATTTGGAAATGTTATGTTGTAGGGTTGGTTTCGTCTGTGGAATTGAGATCTTTTTGACTGTCTAATAGGAGGTTAATTTTTAGTGCTAGCTCTTGATTTAAGACTGGATTATCTGGAATTGGTTCTTTTTGTTTTTTCTTGGGGGTTTGGGTTTTAATTATATAACCTAATGAATCACATGAATCACAAGGAGTAGTAGATTTTAAAGAATAATCTAAAACTAAAATTTTTGCAATTGTTGTTCCCTTGCATGTTCTACAAGATACTTTTATTTTATTAATATTAAGGGGATGAGATTCTGGATTTTTTTCATTTAGTTTGAGAAGAGTCCCATATTCTTCAGTTTTTATATACTCTTTAGTTGATTCTAAACATTTATCACATATTGAATCTGTTCCTCCACCTTTTTTATATCTAACGATAACTCTACCAGTTCCATCACATTTTGGGCAAGGTAACCAGACTATTCCATGTTTACATTTATTACAAGTTACATCTTTTGTAATACGATTGAAAAGTAGAAGTTCACCTGCACCTTTACATTTTTGACAAGTATTTGAAAATGGTTTTTTCCATTTTTCAAATTGTCCTGTGGTATGAATTTGGGTTAGAAGGTTTGTTTCAATTAATAAATTTCTTGCATTTTTTAAATCAATTAATTTTTGTTGTTCCTCCTCATCAACATATTTTACTAGAAAGGATTTTAAAATATGTACAGTATCTTCAATGAGGTTATCTTGAACTCCAATTATTGTTTTAGCTTGCAACCATTTAATATGAAAATCTTCTGGTACATTGGTATCAAGAGCCAATTTTTTAATTCGATCTAACTGCTTATAATATTTTATAGAATTTGGGTCAATTTCAGAATTGTTCCCGGAGCTAACTTGCTGTACTATTTTGGTCATCCACATCTCCTATATCATTTCGATACTCTTGTTAATTTTTGTTTCCGCCATAGTCAGTTATTTAGTTTTTTATCCACATTGACCTCCTTTTGTTGAAAGTTAATTTAAAAAAAAATAAACCAAATTCAATATTCACTTATTAATATATATAGATACTTTTGTTTAAATGGGAAAATAATTTTTGTTTGCGTAACAAAAATAAAATGATGAAATGGAGGATTTAAATGATTTCAATTAAAGATTCTTTTGCTGATTGCTCAACTTGTCAATTATTAGATGCTCCTTCTTGTATTCTAGAAACAAATTCAAAAGTTGATCTTACACAGGTTGAAATTGTATTTGTAGCAGAGAATCCTGGTAAGAATGAGGTTGCCAAAAAACCAGAACCAGCACCGTTGGTTGGTAAGTCAGGCAGAATGTTTAGAAAATATTTTGCAAAATATGAATTAAATAAAGTAAAATATCTTCTAACAAATACAGTTTTATGTCAGACAATAAATCCAGATAAAACAACTGGCAATCCAGAACCAGATGTTATTGAAAGATGTAAAATGAATTGTATGGAAATTATTAGACAATGTAAACCAAAGTTGATTGTTTTGATGGGTGCAACTCCTATGAGTGCATTTGGCATTGCTAAATCGGGTATAACTAATCTTCATGGTAAAACGTTTGAATGGGAAGGATTTAAAGTTTTTTTAACAATCCATCCTTCTTTTGCTAATAGAAATTTAAAGGTATGGGAACCAAAATTTGAAGAAGATATGTTAAAAATTTCAGATTTGTTAAATGGCGTTGTTTCAGACGTATCATTTAAAGTTAATGAGAAGAAAATTGGAGAAGGCATATACAGATATAAGATTCCAGAGAAGTTTTATACAGACGATTACAGACTCATTGATGTTCAATTTATTAGTAAAAAGCAAGAGGTTCTTTATATTTTTAGAGATAGAAATAATAAAAAAATTTATCATACAGAAAGTGATGAATATATTTGTTATCAGATAAAAGATGGAGTTGAAGCAAGAAAGATTATTCCTTATGAAGATCTTAAACAAATTTCTTTATCATATAGAGATAGAAATCAATTAGATCCAGATATAACGTATGAAGGGGATATTAGAATAACAACTAAACATGCTATGGATTATTATCATTTTAACAAAGGGGATGCTCCAAAGGTAGAATCTAATGTTATGTTTTTTGATATTGAAATTGATACTGGAAAAGAAAAGATCTTTCCAAGTCCAATAGAAGCAGAGTTTTCAATAAATATGTTTACATCAATTTATAATGGTGTTACAACCACTTATGTTCTTGATAATAAAACTGAACCAATAGAAAAAGTTGATGGTGTTGTTTATAAGATTTTTGATATAAAAGATGAAAATAAGATGTTGCGTACATTTATGAAAGATTTTAGAGATACTGATCCTGATTTTATTTCTGGATGGAATTTAATTAGTTTTGATATGCAATACATTTTTAATAGAATTAGAAATTTAAAAATACCTGATACTTTAATGACAAAATTTGGGGAATTTTTTGTTGATGGTGCAAGATGGATTTGTTTAATTCCTGGATGTGTTGCTATTGATCAAGATTTTTTATATAGAACATTTACATTTACAAAAATGGAAAATTATAAACTTGGATTTATTGCAGAGAGTGAGCTGGGGCGTACAAAAATTCAATTGCCGTTGTCCTTCAATGAGATGTATTGGCAGAAGTTAAATATGACGATTAAGTATAATATTCGAGATACAGAATTGTTAAAAGAATTAGATGATAAATTAGGTCATATTAATTTGTTAAATGAATTGAGAATTATTTGTAATACAAGTTTTGATTCTGTCACATCTATGGGGCAGATTGATTCATTGATGGTTTCATATTTAAGAAGTAAGGGAATAGCTTCTAAAAATTCTGATCCACACATTTCAAAAGAAAGTTATCCTGGAGCTTATGTCTATGAACCAATACCTGGACTTTATAGTTGGATAACAGATTTTGATTTTAAGTCTCTGTATCCAAGTTTAATGATTACTTATAATATTGGTATTAATAGTTTTGTAATGAAAACAACCAATCCGCATCTTGGATATGATATTGCATATAATCCAGAAAAGTTGCCAGATAAAATAAGTGTAGTTGTTGATCCTCTATATAAGAAAGAACTTGTAGAAATTGATAAAAATGGGTTATTGAAATTGATAAAAGAAAAAGAGTTAGTTTATACAGTTAATGGATGCTTTTTTAACTCGCATAAGAAAAAGTTTTCTGTGTTTGGAGAAGTAGTCGAGATGTTAATGTCATCTCGTGATACATATAAAAGTCAGATGTTTGATGCTATTGAAAAGAAAGATAAGAATGCAGAAAAATTCTTTTATACAAGACAACTTGTTTATAAGGTTTTAGCAAATACTTTATATGGGGTTGTTGCAAACAAGTCATTTAGATTTTATGATCTATCACTAGCATCAGCAATCACATTGACTGGTCAAGAAGCATTGAAAACTTCAATTATTGAAGGCGATGCTTTAATGAGAAGTATGGCAACAGGAATAGAGTATATAAAACCAAAGACTTTAACAAAAGAAGAAATGTTTGCAGATCCAAAGGCAGAACCAGAGTTATATACATTACCTGACAGATCAAACGATTTCATTATAACTGGAGATACAGATTCAATTTTTTGTAAGTTTGAAAATTTTGTGGAAGAGAAAACGATTGATAATATTCGTAAATGGTGTGATAAAATAGAAGATTTTTTAAATAATGATAAAATTGCTGAAGTTGTAAAGAGATATAATGTTAATTTAGAGTATAACAGATTGAAATTAAAAAATGAGTTAATTATTTCAAGAGGATTATTTCTTGCTAAAAAACGATATGCAATTCATGTTGTAAATAATGAAGGGAAGGAAGTTGATAAAACTAATTTTATGGGAGTTGAAATTAAAAGATCTGATTATCCAAGTAAATCAAAAGAATTTTTAATAGAGTTATCTGAACTTTTATTAAAGTCAAAATCTGAAAAGATGTCACCTCCTAAAATTATGGATTTTATTAATAGAAGCAAAAGAGATTTTGTAGAAATGATAAGAAATGGGGATAAGAAAATTGGTAGACCTGTATCATGGGGTAAAAAATTAGAGGATTATAAAATGGTTCCACAGGGAGTAAGAAGTATGCAGGCATGGAATAGTATAATGTATGATATTCATCGCACAGGTGCAAAGGGTTATTTATACTGGGTGAAAGGAATAGATATTGATAAAGCGCCAAAAGATGTTTTAGAAAAGTATCATAAATTTATATCTGGAGGTAAAAAATTGGAAGTAATAGCAATTCCAGATGAAGAAGAAAAATTACCACATTATTTTATTCCAGATGTTCAGTCAACATTAAAATTTACATTTGAAGATAGACATGCATTATTCTTAAAACCATTATTCAAAGCAATAGAAGAAAAGAAAAATGAGGTTATTTTATTTTAAATTTAGAACAAATAAACATGAAGGAGAATATAATATGGAAGGTGAAGTTAGATTAATTGAAAATTTTGTAAGTTGGCAAGGTGAAGGACCAGATTCAGGGAAAACAATGATTATACTTAGATTTAAAACGTGTAATCTTAAATGTCCCTGGTGTGATACATCTGTCAAAATGAGAATTTCTGCTGAAGCTCCACATAAATTAAAAGATATTCAAAATACAATATTTGAAAGAAATGCTGGAATTTTAGTAACAGGAGGGGAACCAACAGTAGAAAGACATTTTAATGAAACCGTTTCTCTCTTAAACGAATTAGAATACCCCATAGCAAATGTTGAATCAAATGGATATCATCTAAAAGAATTATTATCTGAAGTTGACTATTCAAAGAAAATAAAATTTATGTTCTCGCCTAAAATCTTCTGTTCTGAAGACATTGATAAATCATTAAAAACTCTTGAAGAAATTAAAGCATATAATACAGTTTACGTTAAAGTGGTTTATGATGGAAGTGATCTTATTTATAAATTTTTGGAAATTTTAAGTAAAGAAGAACAACTTATATGGGATCAAAAAATTTGGTTGATGCCAGAAGGAACAAATAGAGTAGATTTAATTAAGAATTCTGAAAAGACATTTGATTTATGTGAAAAATTTAAGTTTAGTTTTTCATCAAGGAGTCATATTATATTTGGTTTTGTTTAATGAAAGGCGGTGATTAAAATTCAATCATTTAATAGAAGCAGGCACTTTTATCCAGATGAACATTCAGGTATTTGTGTTGTTAGACATGAAGATGAATCTTTTGATGATTTTATAAAAAGATTTAGAAAAAAGTATACTAGAAGTGGAATATCTAGAGAGTTAAAACAAAGAATGCAGTTTGAAAAACCTAGTAATAAGAAGCGTAGAAAAAAGGCACAATCAATTCGGTTGAGGTTAAAAGAACAAGAAAAAGCGGAACAGTTTCATAAACAAGGTCGTATTGATAGATTAAAAAGTAATAGAAAAAAAATGAAAGGGAGATATTCTGATGATTAAAGCTGTTGGTGATAAAATAGTTGTTGAAGAATTGAAAAGAACTAAAACAGAAGGTGGAATTATTTTACCAGATAGTTCAAGCGATCCTCAAGGATATGGAAAAGTTTTATCTTTTGGTGAGGATGTAGAGAATTTAAATGTAGGTGATGTTATTGTTTTCCACAATCGTGGTGGCCAAGCATCTTTAATAGGAAAACTTCTTTTAAGAATACTAAAATATGAAGAAATTTATGGAATTCTAGAACATGAGGAGACAAAAAAATCTTTAGTACATCTTGAAATTGGTGCAATTAGTAATGAAGGAACAATACAAATAAAAAGTCCTTCTGGAATAATTCACTAATTTTGAAGGGAAGGTTAAAATGTTAAACATGCAGTACATTAAGGCAAGAGATTTGAGCGACGCATGGTTTCAAACTCTATTTAAAATACTTGAAGAAGGTACAGTATTTAAAATTGATCGTGGTTCTTATGAAGGTCAAAAAAGACTAGAGTTTGACTGGATTACAGTTTATATTAAAAGACCTGGTGATAGACCGTTAACACCTCAAATAGAATCCCATCACAATTTACCAAATCCAGTTGCAGATGATTATTTAGATGATTATCTTTTGTATTTAATGACTGGTGAATTAAAAATGGGCGAATCATATACATATGGACAGAGGTTGACTAAATATCCAATTGATTATCCTATATATGCATATAGTTCACCACAATGGAAAGATATTTTAATTCAAGATATGGAAGAAATGAGAGATAAGAAAATTATTATGTATGAGGACAATATATTTTATTTAAACCAGATTGAGTTGCTTATTCAAACCTATAAAAAGTATGGACATAGAAATAATCAGATGGTTTTTCAAGTGGCGCATCCAACTGATATGTTACTTCAAGATCCCCCTTGCTTGAGACAGATTGACACAAGGATTCAAGATGGAAAGTTACATTTTTATCCTTACTTTAGAAGTTGGGACTTGTGGGGTGGTTTTCCTGCCAATCTTGGTGGAATTCAATTATTGAAGGAGTATGTGGCGGGAGAAATTGGAGTTGAAGATGGTGAGATAATTGCTACAAGTAAGGGTCTTCATATTTATGATTATTCATTTGATCTTGCAAAGTGTTTAAGAATGCGAGATGATGTAAAATTGAAGGGAGAGTAAATGTCAACTGTTATTGGTATTGTGAATAGTGGAAAAGTCTTGATTGGAGCAGATAGTTATGCTACTAATTCGGATGGTGAAAAGAGACGAATAAAATGTAAAAAGATATTTATTAACGGACCTTATTTGATTGGTTACATTGGTAGTATTAGATCTGGGCAGGTACTTAAACCAGAATACTTTAAACCCCCCAAAAATATTTTTGACTTTCCTGATAAGATGATTGAACAGTTTGAGAAGAATGGATGCTTAGGTAGAAATTCCGAAACTGGAATTTATTTAATGGAGTCAAATTTTTTAATAGGGACCTCAAATGGAAAACTATTTGAAATTTTAGTAGATTTTCAAATGAGTGAGATTAAAGATTATACATGTATTGGTTCAGGAAGTTCATATGCGTTTGGATCCTTATATACAACAGAAGCATGGAAGGATTCTAAAAAAAGAATATTAACTGCTTTAGAAGCATCAGGTACTTATGATATGTCAACTGGTCCGCCATATATCATTGAAGAAATTTTAAAGTGAGTCTTCTACAAGTGAATTAAGAACAAAGAATAAATGATGAGGATAGGAGAATGTTGATATGGTAAAAAGTGGTTATATTTTAGCTGGATTTGAAACATTAGCAACAATTGTTGACAATTTTTTTCTTGGGAAAAGAGGGAGATTTGAAAATAATTTTACGAGAGAACAAATCTCCCATTTTCTTGCAAATATTGGTGCAGGATTTTTACATTCATATGGTCAAGATTTTCCAGGAAAGAAAAAGTATGATAAATATAATCAAAAAGAATATGATCTATTTAAAAAATGTAGAGAAATGAGAATTTTCGATGGTTGTAATTTAATAGCAGATAGTGGAGGTTTTCAAATTTCAATTGGAAAACTAACACGTATAGAATCAGACTTATTATTTGAAATGTACTATAAATGGTTAGAGGATAGTTATAAGGTTTATGATAAAGCATTTATACTTGATATCCCTCCTGGACCTGGTTGTGAAATATTCAAAGACTTTAAAGATGTTTATGATATTAATTTAAAATCATATGAAATTGCTAGAGATCTGCCAGATCATGTAAGAGAAAAAATTATTTATATTCATCATTTTAGAACTCCTAGATTATGGAAAATATATACTAAATTGATGAGAGATCATGAGTTCTTTCCGAGTTTTAATTATCATGGCACTGGTGGTATCGTTGCTAATATGTCTGGTGATATGTCAATTCCTTGTATCATTTATGTATTACCTCTTATACCGTTACTCAATGAGTGTATAAAATATGGAAGAAATTATTTAAATTTTCATATATTGGGTGGAGCAAATTTTAGAGATATATTATTTTATGAGTTATTTAGAATAACTACAAAAAAGGTTCATAACATTGATTTAAATATAACATATGATTCATCTGGAATTTATAAGCAGGTTATGCACGCAAGATTTGTTCATGTTGCAGATAAGCATAATCACATTAGAAAAATGAGTATTAAATCTGATAATTTAGATAAGAGATTTGATACCATTTTAAATAATGGATCATATACAGGTTTTAGAGTTGAAGAGATGTTTGAAAAGGTCTTAAATGAATGTGCGAGAAAATACGGATTTAAAGAGATTTCAACTGATGGAGTTTATGATAGTACAACAAAGACATTTCATGAAGATGTAAAAGTTTATTCAATTCTTTATACCTTGGGTATTTATGCGCACTTACAGGAAGGAATGAGACAGTTTGCTAATGAATCATATCCTGTTTATGAATCTGGCGAAGTAGAAGCGTTTAATGAGATGTGTCTTATGACTACAAGGATTCTAAATCAAGGAAAGTTAACAAAAAAACAAAAGATTAAGTCACACAGTATATCTAAATCTCTTGATATGTTGAGGGATCTTGATGAAGAATATTGTGAGTATATTGTCAACAAGTGTTTATCAAAGGATGAGTTTATGGAATTAGAAAAACCTGAATTGACATTCAAATTTTAAGGAGGTAACTTTTGTGCTAACAGAATCTTTTGTAAATAGCTGTTTATCCTTACTATTAAATAAACAGTCAAAGATTAAAAGATCGCCTGGTTTATATAGAGATATTTTAGAGATTATTGATTTTTATGAAACCAAACATTCATTCGAGATACCAATAGAAGTTAAAGGTAAATTAAGTTGTCTAAAAAAAGCTTCTAATATGCTATTGGAGGGAAGACAAATTGATTCAGTTTATGATAGTCTTGTGAGTGGAAAGTTTAAACAATATTCAGATTTTTTATATCGTGTTATTACAGAAGATATGAAGGATGATGTTTTTCAAGATTATTTAAAGCAGGTTCGTATTCGTAAAAAAATAAAATCATTATTTGAAAATTATGATGATCTAGATGAAATTCTAAATACAATAAAAACGGGATCATTTGAAGCTATTGATGATCTGGTTAGTAAATATGAGTTAACAATAAAAGGTCTGTTTTCAAATATGATGGAGTCAAATAGACAAATTACAATTGAGGCAGCAGCTTCTTTAGATATAGGAAAAGATGATTTTAGTCATGTTATTGAAATGATCAAGAAAAAATATGAAAAACATAGTACAGTATCAACAGGGTTTGACATAATTGATGGTTTTGTAATGAATGGAGGTTATGAACCTTCAAGACTTTATATTTATGGTGGGGGTTCAGGTTCAGGTAAATCAACAATGTTAACTAATACGATTTTTAAATCAATAATCAAACCGATAAATTATATGGAATTTCCTGACTTTGTACCACCACCAGCTGGAGAGATTACTAGAGTTTACGTTTATGTAACTATGGAAAATACAATTGAAGAATCCCTTATGAGAATCTATCAGGGGTTGTTTAATAAAAGTTTACGAGATATGCTCTATGACATTTCACATGGTGTTGATATTAAAGCTAGAATTAATAATATTTTATTACAAAATAACTCAACAATTGTAATGAAATATTTTCCAGCATTATCCATCAGTACAATTGATTTAATGGGTGTGCTTGATGATGTAATAAATATTTATGGAAAAGAATCTATTAGTGGTTTATATGTTGATTATTTAGATTTGTTAAAAACAGATAATAAATATGATCTATACAGAATTGAGTTGGGTCATATAGCATTATCTTTGAAAACAATAGGAGTTGAATATAATATCCCTGTTGTAACAGGATCTCAATTGGGTAGAGCAGCATATAGAATAAAAGATTCTGGCGAGTTGAATCTTGATCAAATGTCTGAATCAATTAAGAAAGTAGAACATGCAGATTGTATTATATTACTAGCAAGAGATATGACTGATGATAAAAAAATACATGGAAAAGTGGGAAAAAATAGATCGGGTCGTAGTAATTTAGGAATTGAATATATAGCAAATTTTGAACATTTTTTGTTTGTGTCAGCAAGTTTAAGTTCAAACCCTGAAAAATCATCATCATTTTCTTCTAATAAAGATTCGTGTAATGCTATCTCGTCATTTTCAGGTTTTGGTGATATGAAATTTTAAGAAACGAACTGGATGTAGTTTCTTATAAATATTAGAACATATTATAAATTGGATTTGGTAAGGTATTTATACCTTAATATTACTATGGAGGAATAGAAAGATGAGCAAAAAAGTTGTATCATATCAACAGTTATTAAAAGAAGCTATTAGTGAATTTGATACGTCAAATAATGTAGATGTCAAAGGTCCGATGTTGGACCCGATTTTGTCGTATGAAGGCGATGGCGAACTACCCACTTATAAGGATGCTGCAAGTGTTCTCGAAAGGTATTACTTCAATGAGAAGCGAGAGAAAGGTGTGGAAGTTTCCGAGTCTGATTATGAAAATGATAAGGGTGTAAAATCAAAAGCTGGTTCCGAACATACAGAAGGACCGGGTGGAGAGGAACAAGCAGGAACAAGTGATGCTGCTACAATTCCAGCTTCCAAAGATGAAAAAGGTAAAGACATTGCTAAAGAAGGGATGGTTAGTGAGAAAGAATGGGATGACGATGATGTTCCCAAGAAGAAAAAGTACACTGACGAATCAGCAGATGTAGATTTGTCAGAAGAAGTAGAAAATGCAGTTATTGAAAAATTAATTTCAGAAATGGAAGAAGATGAAGATGAAGATGAAGACGAAGGAGATGAAGAAGAAGCAGTAGAAGAAAGCGATGGAAATGTATCTAGTGATTTCAAAGGTGTTCCAGATGCTCCACAAGAAAAGAAAGCAAAAGGTCCTGAGGAAGATACCAAAGGTGTTGGCGGAGAAGATCAAGCTGGAACAGGATCATCTGATGGTCAAGTTCCTGATAGAAAAGATCGTCACGATCAAATGGTAAAACCAAAAAATTATAATGAAGATAAACTAATTGAAAAATTGATGCAAGAAATAGAAGATACAGATGAAGAAGGTGGAGAAGAAGGTGGAGAAGAAGGTGGAGAAGAAGAAGAAAAAGATCTAGATGTAGATAAAAAAGTTGAAGAAGCTGCAGGATTTCCTGGTGGACCAGATGCAGAAGATTCAGATCAAGACGATCTAGAAGAAGCTTTTAAACTTTTTAAAGAAGAAATTGAGGAAGAAGAAGAAGACGAGGATGAAGAAGAAGACGAGGATGAAGATAAATAAAGTCGACTAAATATTTTAGATGTTTTGAGGGTTGAGAAAATAGAAATTCTCAACCCTCATATGAAAGGAGTGAAATGCATTACATATTAGAGGTTAAAACTCCGAATAAGCTTTTGACACATAAGGGCAGACCAATAAGAACTCCTGCCAAGTTCACATTAACAAAAGAAGAGGTTAAATTGTTTAAGGTGATGCTTCGTCAGGTAGGTGCTGAAGAATATTCAATTAGGTCTAAAGATGAGGTCGATAAAGAATTTAATTTATATAAAAAGTTCGTTCCTGTAACGGAAGTTGAAGAAGTTGTTATTGAAGAAATATTTGATGATGAAAATGAAACTAGAAGTATTCTTGATCAATTAGTGATGGATTCAAAAAAGGAAAAGGAATGAAAAGAATAACTATAAATACGAAAGATGGTCCGATTGAATTATTAGATGATAATGATGAACAAACTACAGAAGAAACAATTAAATTCTTACTAGATATGATGCGAGGAACTACAGTAGCAGTTGTAAAAACTTCACACACTTCAGTTTTAGTTAGACCTAGTTATATATCTGGCATCGTTGTTGAAAAAGATGTCGAATATCCTACCAAAGAAGTCACTCCTATAAAGCAACCTGAAATTAATGATGAAAAAGTAGAACAAACTATTGAAACTTTTACAGAGGATATAGTTACAGATATGGAGTAGTGAAATGACGTCTACATCTGAATATTTAATTATTTCATTGGTTGCTATAATTTTAATCTTAATGTTTATAGTAACTATTATAGTTATAGTAAGAAAACAAGAGATTCAAAAAAAACAAAATATACTCGATCATTTTGATAGCTATGTAGCTATATTACAGTATCATATGGAAAGAGCATATGAGATTATACATAAGGATCAAATTTTAATTTACTCACTTGAAGCAACAGGGATTCCAAATGATAAATTTGATGAAGCGTCTTCATCATATGGAAGATTAGTAATTAAAATGATGGGTCCAATGATATATGATGAGTTGAAATATTTATATGGTGGGGATGACGCTTTGACTTTTAATATAATTGAATATTTTAATATAAAATATGAAACAGATGAGATTAGATCAACAGCGTTAGATAATTTAACTATGGGTGAGGAAGAGAACAAATGAGTTTAGATCCTATTACTCAAGAAATACTAAACGAGGCAAAACGTACTAGTCGTGCTGTTGTTACTCGTCAGACAAAAATTAAGAAAGCAACAGGACAACTTGCTAGCGTTGAAGCTCGTAAAAAAAATGATCCTCTATATGCGAGAATGGTAAAATATCGTGAAATGTATTATAAATATCGAGCAATGATTCATAAAAAATACTCTCCGAGAGTTAGGAGTAAAGCAAGAAGATAAGGAGTTATGAATGGCTAAAATTGAAGATCTTTATGCGCAATTAAAATCAACTCTCGTTGGCACTCGAACACAAAAAGTAGATGCAAAGTTAGATCAAGCAACTAAAGACATCATTAAATATAAAGCTAATAGTGGAAGACTTGGATATATAAATCTTGTAAAGAGTGTGATATCTAAATCAACTGGTAGCATGTTAATATCTCCACAGTCAGGAGGTATATTTGCACAGGCATCATCAGGACCAACAGCTTTTGGACAAGGAGCTAGATTAAATAGATATAAAACATATGAAGCTCTTGTTTCACATATTAGTTATAATCATAGAGCATTGAATGTTTTAGTTGATAATATATTGTCTCCGGATGATATTACAAAAATAAGTCTTGAAATTAAACCTAAAACATTTTTAGAAGATGAGTTACCAAATGAGTCAAGAGTTAAAAGAGTTAAAACTATTATTAAACAAATTAAGTTAGAAGAACGACTTGATATAATTGTTAAAAATACTCTTACATTTGGTGATTTCTTTTGTGAAATTGCAAGTGCAAAAACTGCATTAACAAGTAAAACAATATTAGCAGAATCTAAAACATATTTAAGTCAAGTAGAGGAATCAATTCAATCTGGAGATATTGACAGAATAAGTTTTGTCCATAAAAAAGTAAATGGAAAAGCAGATTCTTTTAAATTTGAAGTAGATATTGATTATAGAGCATTTAATGAAGTAATGGAAAGAACTACTCCGGAACCAGCAGATAAAATTGATGCAAACAGAACTAAAAAATTAGAAAGGAAAATAAAAAATTTAAATCTTGTTTTTCACAAACCTAGTTTGGTTGTAAAATTACAGAGTTCATTATTTCCAATATGCTTTGGATATTTAGTTTTTCCAAATATTACATCATTTGGTATTATTGGACCAGCTCTTGAAGACGATATGGTCAATCAAATATGTAAATCTATTATACAGAGTGTTGAAAAGAAAATTCCACAGATGAAGGAATTTAAAAATAATAGAGAACTAGTAGATATTATTAAAGCAATGGTTCGAGGATCTGATATTAATGAAGCAATGCAAATTAGATATGTTCCGCCCGATAAAGTAGTTCATTTTAGAATTCCATCAACGAGATTCCATCCATACGGAGAATCAATTTTTGATGGGGTTCAATATGCAGGAAAGGTTTTGATCGCTCTTGAAACTGCTTTAGCTGTTCAGAGACTTTCTAGATCAACAGAAAAAAGAAAGATTGCTGTTGAAATTGGTCTGCCAAGAGATGCTAGAAATGTAATTGAAGCTATGAAAGAAGAGTTTAGAAAACGTAAAGTAAGTCTTGATAGCTTTGGAACCGTGGATACAATTCCAAGTATGATCACTACGTTTGAAGATGTTTATATTCCACAAAAAGATGGAAAACCTTTTGTTGATATTTCTACATTCAATGAGGGAAATGTGGATGTTAGAAGCAAGGTTGATGAATTAAAATTTATGAGAGACCAAATGGTTGCTAGTTTGGGTGTTCCTCCAAGTTTTATTGGTATAGAAGAGAACCTTTCAAACAAAGCAGCATTAAGCGAAGAAAATATTCTTTTTGCTAGAACTGTTATTGGTCATCAAAAGTATTTGACACATCAATTTACAGAATTAGTTCAAAAGATTTTTGATATAATTGATCCAGAAGAAGCATTAACATTATTAGATAATATAGAAGTTGCATTACCCACACCAAAATCACTACAATTTGAAAGAGAAGCTAGATATATGAACGAAATAACTGGACTGATTGATAGTCTTGAAAGAATTGGTATTCCAAAAGAATACTCAAAGAGAAAATATCTACCTAACTTTGATTGGGCAGAAATTAAAAAATATGATATTGATGAAAAAGTTGAAACAGCAGTTGACCCATCCAAGAAAGAAGATGAAATGGGTGGTGGAATGGGTGGAATGGGTGGAATGGGTGGAAGCTTCTAAGGAGGAAGAAAAATGTTATCAGATGAGACTTATTTAAAAATTTTAAAAGAAAATCAATCTTTAAAAAAAGGTGGAATTTTAAGAGAGAATATAACTGAAATAAATAATCCTATATTGGAAATTTATTTGGAAAGTGTTCAGCATGTAGAGTTGGATTTGATGGTAGAAGATCTTAAACAGATGCTATTAGAGGCAAAATGGAGTATAGATACCAGTAAAAAGGGTCTTGATGCTTTTGAAAAAATAGATCCAGCAGGTGATATTAGTGATCTTGGAGATCAAATTTCTAAAACTTTGTCAAATCTAACTACAACTCAACAGGTAATTGCTGGATCTGCTGCTGCACTTGCTATAATCTATGCATCATATAAGATTAGTAAAGTTATTAAACAACAATTAAAACCAAAAAAATGTAGACAGTATAAACTCAATAGTCCTGCACAGAAAAAATGCCATCATCAAGTTGATATTGCTGCTCTTGAAAAACAGATACAAATTTTAAAATCAAAGATAAAATTATGTGCCCATTCAAAAGATAAACAAAAGTGTGAGATGAAAATTAAGAAGAAAGTAGCAGAATTGCAACATAAAGTTGTTGAAAAGAAAGCTAAAATAACAGAGATAGAAAAACAACTATCTGCTATGTTAAAAGTTAAGAGGTAAATTATGGCATCATCCACTGATACACTAACAAAATTATATGATAAAACGATTATAAAATCTAACAAGTTTAAAGTTGTAGATAAGGATTACGATTCTAATAGTAGTCCATTTATGAAACCTATTGCTGGTGATGTTAGTTATAAAGGTTCTGCAGATAATGATTTATCAACAGAAGAACCATATAAAACAAGTTCTAACATTGGTGCTTTACCAGCAGGTGGAGGTGGACATAGTGCAGCGCAACTTCCTGATAATAAGAGTGGTCAACCTTTTGATTATTCTGCTCCTTCTGGAGATGAAGATGAAGAAGAAAATAAAAAACCAACTAAATTAATGAGAACATCTGACGGCCAAGATATTAAAATTAGAGAACAAGGCGAAGATGAAATGGATCCTTCTGCGGAAGCACCGGAAGAGAATGCTGGAGATGATATGGCGCTTCCAGCAGATCCAGCTACAACCGACCCATCTATGAACGCAGAGCAACCAGGCGGAGATATGGGCGGAGATATGGGCGGAGATATGGGGGACATGGGTGATGAAGCAGGCGGAGATATGGGAATGGGTGGTGCAGGTGCTGAAGAAGAAAAATCTCCCCATGATCTTGGCAGAATCTATGAATTGAAAAAAATATATACAAGGTTAACATCAATCGAATCATATTTAGCTTCTGAAGCAGATCCTGAACTTACAGAAATACGAAGATATGTTTCTCAATCAATTGAACTTTTTGAAATTTTAGCTTCAAATATAGATTCATATAAAGAAAAGATGGACGATATAATTATATCTTACTATAAATTTTTAAAAGAAATTTACTTTAAAATTAGAGATTATTATAAGGATAAGACCTCTGGAGGGAATTAAGATGAGTAAAGAATTAAAAATATTCGCACTTGAGTATGTTAAACTACATGATCATCTTTTAAAAGAACAAAAACTTGCTATTGGTCAATTTATTATGGAAGCAAGTGATGATCAAGTTAAATATATGCTAATAACTGGAGAAGTTAAAGATAATTTAACAGAAGAAGATATAGTGTTAACTAAAAGATTGATACAAGAAAAGAGTCCATTTGCAGCTGGTTGGGAAAGTGGAGTTGAACATGGTGAGAAATATGGTGGATATAAAGGTTATAATCGAGGTGTTCAGAATGCCTTAACAGCAGTAGCAATAGTGGCAGCAGTAGTGACAGCATCATATGCAATATATAAAAGATTTTTATCTAAAGCTGCTAAAGCATGTAAAGAAAAAGGCGGTTTAGAAAAAACAAATTGTATGGTGAAGTATAAGAAACAAGCACAAGCAGCAAGAATTAAAGAACTACAAGCTGGTATGTCAAGGTGTGAAAAAAGCAAGGATCCATCTACATGTAAATTAAAACTTCAAAAAAGAATTAATAAAGAAAAAGCTAAAATGGGAGCAATGTAAAGATGAATCCTCTGGAGGGGAATTAAAATGGATACACAATTAAAAATATTTGCTTTGGAATATGTTAAACTACATGATCATCTTTTGAAGAAACAAAAACTTGCTATTGGTCATTTTATAATGGAAGCAAGTGATGATCAAGTTAAATATATGCTATTGAGCGGTGAAGTTAAATATGGTCTAACTGAAGAAAATAAAAGTTTGGTTGAGGCATCGTGGAGTAATAGCGATTATGAAGCTTTTAAATCTGGTGCTCAGTATGGAAAGGAAATTGGTATTCGAGCAGGGGGAGGAGCAGCAGTAGCTACAGCAGCAGTAGTGGCTACAGCAGCAGTATTAGCTATAAAGGCATATAAAAGATTTTGGTCTAAAGCAGCTAGAGCATGTAAAGAAAAAGGTGGTTTAGAAAAAACAAGTTGTATAAATAAATATAAGAAACAAGCACAAGCTGCTAAAGTTCAAACCCTTCAAGCTGGTATGTCAAAATGCGCGAAAACGAAAGATCCAGCTAAATGTAAAGCAAAACTTCAAGCAAAAATTAATAAAGAAAAAGCTAAAATGGGAGAACTATAAAAATGGATAAAGAATTAAAAATATTTGCTTTGGAATATGTTAAATTACATGATCATCTTTTAAAAGAACAAAAACTTGCTATTGGTCAATTTATTATGGAAGCAAGTGATGATCAAGTTAAATATATGTTAGTGAGTGGTGAAGTTAAAGACAAGTTGACAGAAGAGGATAAAAATTTGTTTGAGGCAATGATTGGAGGATCTTCAGATTCTGCTAATTCAGGTGTTGGGGCAGTCCAAAAACTTGCTAATTATCTTAGTCAACATGGAGTAAAGAGTAAACACCTTGTGGGAGCTGCTTTAGCAGGTTTAATTATATCTTATTCATATTGGGTATATAAAGATTATTTATCCAAAGCAGCTAGAGCGTGTAAAGACAAACGTGGTAAAGAAAAAGCTATTTGTATGAAGGAATTTAAGAAAAAGGCACAAGCTGCTAAAATTCAAGCACTGCAAGCTGGTATGTCAAAATGTGCGAAAACAAAAGATCCAACTTCATGTAAATCAAAATTACAAGGGAAAATTAATAAAGAAAAAGCTAAAATGGGAGCACTATAAAATGAATCCTTCGTTAATTATAGAACAACAAATCTTTTCCGAAGCAACAATGATTAAGGAGACTCCTAGCAAAGCTATATTTAGATGTCCCATTCAATCAGTTGATGAAGTTAATCAAAATCATAGACTATATCCTTCAAGTGTTCTTGATGAAGGAATGACAAATTGTTCTTCAAGAATGAGACGTAGAGCTTTCTATTCTGAACTTGATCATCCATTACCAACAGGGAGTCAACAAGTTGATGGTATTAGACAAACCACTGTTGCATTAAAAGAAGTATCTCATATAATTCGTGATTATGAATTTAGGGGAAAACATTTATTTGGTGAGATGGAAACAACAAGCACTCCAAATGGTGGAATATTACTTGGTCTTTTAAAGGATAGAACAGGAGTCGGATTTTCTATGAGAGGACTTGCTGAACTTGATCGAAAGCAAGATTATAATGAAGTTAAAGGACCTCTTACAATCATAGCTTTTGATGCAGTGTCTATGCCATCACATAAATCCGCTGTTGTTGACTTTAATGAAATGAAGTTTGAAAGTGATTGCTTAACGGAAACTTCAAGTGGCATAGTTTGTGTGAATGGAAGATGTTTTATGCCTGAGTATTTTGATAAATTGATTGAAACAAAAGTAATTACTTTTTTTAAGAGATGGGTTTAATAGTGAGGTAAAAGATGAGTGAATTTATTGAAGAATACTTAACTCAATTACAAGAGGTGCCTGGAGGTAGTACTGTTGCAGGTTTAGCTGGAGGAGGAGCAACTGCAGCAGTTGGGGCAGCAGGAATGAGTTTTGCACCTGTTCTGGCAGCAGTTAGTGTCTTTTCAGCTTTCAATATGGCATTTAATTTATATAAGAATTACTTTACAAAAGCAGCTAGACAATGTAAAGATTTACCAGGCAAAGAGAAAGCATTATGCATGTTAAGAGCTAAATCAGCTGGAAAAAATGCTCAATTAAATGCTCTTAAACAAGCTTCAAATAAATGTATGAAAACTAAGAGTCCAGACAAGTGCAAACAAAAATTTCATGCAAAAATGAGTAAGGTTGGTGGAGAAGCTGGAGCACTTAAGTCTAGATTTCAACAGCTTTCACAACAAAAATATGCTGAATAAAGAAAGGATATATGAATGGAAATTGAAATATTAGATAATATTCCTTATAGAAAAGAAATGCTACCACAAGCAATTAATAGAATATTTTCAATTTGTAAAACTGATCCACATTTTAAACTAAAAGATGATATGCAATCAGTTGAAGAAAAGATTAATACTATAAAAAATAGAGTTGGTAAACAGGGGAATCTTTTAAGTCAATCAGAAAAATTAATTGAGGATGTGAAAAGAAGAATATCTTTAATAAAAGAAGATATTGAATCAAAACAAAATGAACTTTTAGAACAATTAGGAAGTGAATTATGATAGTTGAAAGAACTAAAATTCCGGATGTTGTTGAGGAAAATATTGATCATTCAAAAATTATATTAGCTGATAATATTATTTCTAATATTTATCCTCTTTTTGATGATATGTATAGTGGTTATTTAAATTCTACAAAGGATTTAGAAAACGACTATAAAAAAAAGAAACTTGAAGTAAAAGAAAATAAAGAAAGTCTTCAAGTATTAATGTTAGAATTTAATCGAGTTAAAAAGATATTGAAACTACTTGATAGAATAGAAAAGATGATTATTTCTGGACTTGTCTATGAAGGAAGTTTAAAACATGAAACTATCATTTTACTTAAGATAGTTAATAAATTATCTGATGAAAAGATAGATTTTCATTTGGGAAACACACTGAAAACGATAACTAAACGATTTTCAAAATGAGTTAGAATCTTAAGCGTCAAAAGAAAATAAGATTCTAACTTAATCCTGCCTATAAATTTTGCCTATAAAAGTTGAAAACTCTTTCTTAAAAAAATTTAGAACATAATTGAAAGACTTGAGATCAGTGTCTCGATTTTTAATAACGTTATTAAAAAATTATTAGGAGGAAGGATTTTATGAAAGAATTACTTCAAGAGGTTTATGCTACAACCAAAAAAATTAGTGGCGTAGACCCAAGTAAACCTGGCAATCTTCGAGCTGTATTAGTCGACGATGCAGCATTTGAAGCATATGCTACAGGATTGGCAGAATCAATTGAGAACAAAAGAGATCGTGAACAATTTTTAGTACTTGCAGAAAATACAAGAATTAATCTGTTAGAAAATTCAATGTTTCAGATCAATCCTTATGAAACATTAACATTACCTATTCTTCGTGTTTTCTACCCCAAACTAGTTGCAAAAGAAGCTGTAACTGTATCACCAATGGATAAACCAGAAACAATCAAAGCTTTCATCAAAGCAAAGTTTACTCCATCAAACAGTTCAAGCACATATGATGCTCCTGTAACATCAAATGATATTTCTCAGGGTGTTGCATTTGGAACACCTGTTGCTGCTTCAATTCCGGTTCCGAGTTCTTCTTATGATGTTCTCGCAACAGCTAGTCCAACATTGACAAGTACACAAGCTCATCTTGAAAGAGATTTTGAGATCACAGCAGTTTCAGCAGACGGTACAGCATGGACATCAGTGTCTATTCTACCAGCTGTTGAAGGACATTTCTCACAAAGTGTTACAGTAGGATCAGCAGATGTTGTTTCCGGTAAAGTTGATTACTTGAATGGTACAGTGGATATTTCTAGTGCTACCGGTACTGTTACATATGTACGTTACACAGTGACAATTTCACTGGAAGAAAATAGAGTGAACCCATCAGTTACTCTAAACGTAGATAAGGTAAGACTGTATGCAAGAGACAGACAGATCAGCGCAAACTGGACTGTCAATATGGAGCAAGATATGCGAGCTCTGTTTGATGTTTCTATGCAAGCTGAAATCGTAAACATTCTGGGTCAACAAGTTGCTCTAGACATTGATAGAGAAATCATCAATGCATTGATTACAGCAAATACACGTCTGAATGCTGCTTCGCACGCAGGATCATTTACTCGTACCCCACCAACCGCTTATACATGGGGAACAAAGTATTGGCATGAAAATATCATCCCAGTACTGAATCAACTATCTGGTCAGATCTATACAGATACCAACATTGATGCAGGAAATACCATTCTTGCTAACCCCCTAGATGTTGCTATCCTTGAAGACCTACAGACATTCAACTACACTGGAACATCAAGTGTGGATGGAGATGTGGGATATAGATCAGCTACAGTTGCTGGTGGAAAGTGGAAAGTTCTAACATCTGCCGTTGTCACACAAGGTACAATGGTTATGGTCTACAAACCAGTAGAAGAACTGAAAGCTATTTATTTCTACGCTCCTTATGTCCCAGCAGTTTTGCATCCGTATCCTTTGGGTTACACACCTTCTCTAACAATCTTGAGTCGTTATGCGACTGCACTTGTTAGAAGTAATGGTATTGCAACTCTATCTATTGGTGCATAATCAGTTAGTGTCCGGCGGGAAGACCTGAACAGGGTTTTTGGTTACCTCCTTTGACCTGTTCAGGTCTTTTTTTCGTCACTTTTATATGGAATGATACATGAATATAAGTGCAGCGATTGTATGAAATTAACTTCATTATCTCTACCCCCACATATTGATAGAGAAGTAATAATATGTAAATATTGCAACGGAAAAGCAACAAAAAATGGAAAATTATCAGATAGAACTATTTATAAAGATGAAAAAATAAAACTTTTTATATGATCTACCAAGTAGTGTTTAAGCTTTTGAACTTTGAAATTAATAATTTAGAATAAAAAAAGACTTGAGTTTGGGATCTCAATAACTCAAGTCTTTTCCCGCTGTAGATGATAAATCAATCTACAACAAACACACCAGGATATCCAATGGTTCCATTGGGAGCTGTTGCCATAACAGTTTCTCTAACATTTGAATAGAAATTATCTAAGCAATTGCTTGTTAAAAATTTAGAGATATAATCTATTTTTTTCCTTTTTCCAATTGGTTTGACTCTAACCACCTTAAAATTTTTAGTGTGATGATAATTCCATCCGGATAAATCCATAGAAAAATTTACTGCTTCTTCTTTAGTTTTAAAACACATTATGCCGAGTGTGTCTGGTTCAGCATAAACAGTTTCACCTTTTTTATAGAGTCTTCCATATTTACTACGACCATTAATTATGGCACTCATTCTGGTTCTTCCTTTGATAACTTTATAAATGTATTTATCAACCATTTTTGAAGTTTCCTTTTTCATCAATAGATATTACCCCCACCTTTTCAACATTATTCCATATTTTTTGAGAATGACTATCAGTTCCTTTATATTCTGCACTTGTCCAGTTGGTGCAGCATATCCATTTATCACCATTATATTTACTTCCAACTGCTGCTAATGATTTTTCACCATTTTTCCAGTGAATAAGATATAGACCATGTCTTAAGGTTTGGACCTCTTCTCTTGTCATTTTATATCTTAATTGACTAGATGATTTCTCTGTCGGTATCTAGAAAAATTGCAGGGGTAACTGTTAAACCCATAAGATCTTTTGCCCAGTATGTTAGTTCTTTATCTTTATAATAGCTCATACATCGGTCAATGAATCTTATAAGGTCATCTCTTATAGAATCGGGAACCTGATTTGATAATAATAGATATTTATTAGAAGTAAAAGGGGGATCCTCATATTCTGACCATTTTTCTGCTCTTTCACGTGCAATTTTTATACCAAAATTTTTTTCGTATCTTTTTCCGTTTCCAACATAATTCCAGATATCGAATCCAGTATTACATAGACTATAACCAATGATAACTCTGTCTGGCCACTTTGGAAGAACATCTGCATACATAACTCCTATTTTTTCTTTATAATAGTAAATATCTTTCATAGTTTTGTCATAAGGTATCCAGGGATTTTCAAGTTTATTTTCTGCTCCGAGTCTTATTCTTTCAACTCTTTGTTTAATAATGCTTATGTCCTGTGTTATGAAAAGCTCCTTCCTGGTTTTTTTGATGATGTATTGAATTATTGACATATCTATTTCCTTTCTTTTTAAATTTTAAATTAGATATAACATTTTTCTGGCCCTTTCGTGCCATTTATCTCCTTTAATAATTTTTGTACAATGACAAACCTATGATTGGTAACCACTTCAGAAATAATTCGATATCTTTTCAGTATACCTTCAATTCTTTTCTTTTCTCCTTTTAGTTTGAATTTTGAATCAGGCATCAGATGTTCTGTGTAAAGTTCAATAAAAGCTAAAATAAAATGCTCTTTAAACCTTAGATCCTTTTTTGATATATCCCATCCGGTTGAGTTTAGAAAAAATCGTAAAAAATCGTCGATTTTTTGACAATTCATTTTATATGATTTCTCATTTAAATGCGGAAGGGATTTTTTATACAGAGTATCAGCCAGGGTTCTCGCCCAACTTGTTTTTGAACCAAGAACTATGTAATTAACCATATAACAAAGATGTACAACTTTGATATTTGAATTTGACATCTTTGAGTCTTGATTCATCTTTAAATCGCTGCAAGTGGAACATAAGGTAGGAGCGTTTTGTCCACATAAAGAATATAATAGTTCCGCATATGCGTGCTGACCAAGCTTATAAGCATATAATTCATCCCTTGCTTTCATACCTTGTGGGTGTCTCTGTGCTATATGAAAATATTTTAATCTATCCAATTGGGTTGCAAAGTGATATCTAATATATGGTATTAATGGTAAATTTTTAAGCTTCGCCATAATGATTCGATGTGTTCCATCTGGAACCCTATCATCTTGATCTAATACAATTGGAAAAGCTTCATCATACATACCTAAAGCTTCGAATGACTCAAGAAGATATTTCATTCTATTAGGTTCCTCATCTCTTTGAAAAGGAAGATCCATTTTGACTTTATTTGGTTCAATATAACCTTTTTCCATAAGGCTCATATTTATATGTTTAGAAGGTAGATTAGTTGGAAATGGTAATTTTGTGGTGCCTGTTGTTATTTTTGCCATTTTTTTCTTTCTTGTAACCACTTTTGTTTTAGTCATTTTCTTTTCTCCTTTCTTTTTTTAATCTATTCTTTTATTTTTTGAATATGTGTACATGAGGCAAAAATCTGATTTTATCCTCTTTGGTTAAGTTATATCTTTTAAATGATATTTGCTCTACATTTTTTTGGCGAGCAAATGCTACTTCGCATATTCCACTTATAACTTCATAATCTTGATCTAATATAATTGGCCAAAATAGAAGCTCCATACCGATCTGGTCCCATAATTTATGCATGATCTTTAATTTTTCAACTTTCATAATTTGAATTACTTTTAATTCATCAGCTTCCATAACTCCTTTAGGGATTGGAACGATTTTGACCTTATGTGGATCTATAACTCCATTTTCTATAAAGGTTACCATTTTTAAATCTCCTTTCTTTTTTTAATTTCATACATTCGTTCTTCTACCGTTGGATTATTTAAAAAATCTTCCCAAGCGTTGAGCATTTCACCTAAAAGATTTTTAGACATAGTTTTTAATAAATCTTCAATATGTGGATTGTCACCATATTTTGGATCAGTGAAAGATAGGAATGATTCAACCAATCTTGGGAAGATAATTTCATATATTGATTCTTTTTGTCTAGATCCTCTTGGCATCATTACATTTTGCCAATCGTATAAATGCATTTCAACTGCGTCCTCTGGTATGTCCTCTTTATCAACAATTTTCATAACATCCCTTTCAATTTTTGTTTTTTGGTTTCTCTTTTGACTTGTCTTTTCCATTTGTATAAATAATAAACTGAATATCCAGGGATTAGTCTTTTTAAACTTTTGGCATATAGAGTCCATTCATATTTCGATAATACGATTTTTAGTATCCTATTGGATGAATTTTGCCAACCTAAAATTGATATTATTAAAACAACAACCACAAAAAGTATAAGTGTGTGATTAAACATAATTACCTCATTTTAATTGCAAAAAGTTTCTCTCCTTTAAATACTCTTACTTGAACGCCATCATTACATAGTTTCATCACAGAGTTGATTTCTGGATCTTCTATTCTTTTTACATCAGGTTTGTCAATTTTATTCAAAAATATTTCAACTGCATCATCATCTGTGATTGATATACAAATTCCATTGTCTAAAACAATAAAGTTGATTGGTGTATAGTCTATTCCTTCTTTAATATCTATTTTATACCTATTATAAGAGTCATCAAATGTGAGTGTTGCTCTGCTATATTCATCATTTTTATATAAGGTAAACATACAAATTCTATTTTGATGTTTTCCATCAATGACTTTATAATCATCAAACTCTGGAATTTTTTTAACAATTGATGAGCTCTTATGATATGTTGGTAAAGGAATAGTAATAAATGATTTGCCCAAAATACTTTGATGTATAACACCACTAAGTATTTGACTTGAAATGGGTTCAATTGACCAGACGGTTTTTGATCCAATTAATATATTTTTTCCTGATACATAAAAAGCTATTTCAATAAGCTTTCCACTATTTCTTAGAAATAATATATTGTTGATTATCATTTTTTCATTACATTTTATGTCAATAGATTTAAGATTATAATTAATATCTGGACAATGAAATTTTGCATATTCACCTTCAATTTTTATAAAGATTGGAATTCCTTCCATGGGTGTTAATATAACCTCAACATCAGGTGAAACTTTATATTTTTCTTTGTCAATGTGTAGATGATTTTGGGTTTTAGTTATTTGTTTATTATTCACAACATTGTGAAATATAATATCTGACTTAAACGTTAATAGTTCTTTAATGTGAAAATTATCTGTGTTGCTAACTAAAATAATTCTAGTTTTAACTTGCCCGATTTGACCTGCTTTTAATGGTGGTGGTAATCTTTCTCCTTTTTCAAATAGTTTTAAATACCAATCCATATAGGATGTTGGAATTAAACCAAAATCTCTAATATTAGGTGTAGTTTTAGTCTGAGGATTTAAAACTGATATACAATTTTTTACCCTAGATTCAAAATCTCTATCTGGATAATTGGGATGTTTTCCTTTAAAAGGATGCATTCCAATAAACAACTGAAAACTTATGATTGCAAATGAAAACCAATCAGTTAAGGATGAGAAAATCTTTGATCTATAATCACGAATAGAAGGCATGATTGCTGTTGGAGGAAAACTTGGAGTCTTCCAGGCATTTACATCAATGAAATATGGTGTTACAAAGTCCTTATCGACCATGTAATTAAGCTCATTTCCATCGACAATTAGGAAGTTATTCTCATGAATGTATATGGTTTTCTCTTTAATATTTTCAACTAATTCTAATGTTTGATCATTTGTAATTTGATTTGCCTTTCTAAACCCTGTGGTGAAGAGTTTACATAAAGCAGGCATATCTGTTCCTAACCATGCCATTGTAAAACCAGCAACCTGTTTTTTTGTGTTATAAATTAAATCTTTTGGAGAAACTATATTTGGACTTGACAGTGTTGATAATTCCTTTAATTTTGCTTCTGGAACCATCTTCTTTAAATCTTCATATACTTTATATGCAACATCCCCTATGTTGAAGACCATAGCTTCTCCACCTTTAGCAACAAAATCTTTCTGACTTAAGTTGATAACCTTACCATTTACTATTATTTTCATTATTCGCTCCCCAGAAGGAATGCGCCAATTGAAAGATCATCATAATTATAAATTCCATCCTTTGCTAATGTTATAAGTTCTTTATTGGCACGTCGTTTAAGAAATTCACCTTTTGTTGTTTTGAAAGCAAAGAAATTTTTAACAAAGGAAGGAAATGGAATAACTCCTTCTTCATCTTTAATAAAAGATGCTAATCCGTCAGATGCAATTAATAAACCACTATCTATTTCACTAAGACCAAAATTAAAAACACTTTTATTATTATCATAAGGATTGCAAATTTCTACATACTCTGGTTCTATTAGATAAGTTTTGATTATTCTTTGTTGGTTCATGCTATGATATAAGTTATGCCTTTCATCATCAATCTTATACGAAAGATAGTATGGGGCATTCTTTGAGTATTCAATTATTTCAATTGATCCATAGTTTGGTCTAAAGTGAATGACACAACCATCTCCATAGAAATGAACTTTGATAATATCTTCTGTATATTGATAACCAATAATTAAAGTTGCATCTAAAGCATTTTTTGGAAGACCAAGTTGCTTGCCAACCAACTCTGCATTATGAATGATCCACAAACCCATTTCATCATGATCTGGTTCAAAGTGATTAGTTGAAGATGCTCTGAATCTAATATATTGTTGTGATAGAAAGCATAATAATCTTGCACCCATATCAGTTCCTTTTGAAGATGAGCACCCATCAGAGATTATAATATAAGGTATTGGATTCATTCCTGATAATATATAATCTTCACAAACTTTATGATTTTTTCCAATTGTCATGAAAGTATCTATTTGCATTATTTTCTCCAGTAATTGTTATGGGGAGGGAACGTTGAACGGCAACCCCGGCAAAGAAGTAACCGCTCGTTATTCCCTCCCCAAGGGAAGAGTCAAGAGAAAAGATTTATTATTTTTGATTTTCTTTCTTGCTCTTCCCAAATTGTTAATAATTTATATCGACTTGGGTCGACTTATCATATGTTCTTTTGAGTAGTGAGACTGCCATTTCTCCAGGTTTTGTCTGAAAGAGTTTTAATCGATCCCATTTTGTTCTTTTTCCAGGGATAACAAATCCACTTTCCCACTCCGCATTTTTAATCCAAGCTGGAAACCGATTTTGTGCGATATAATGTGCATACTCGGTTGCTCTGGTCATAAATCGTAATCTAGGAATTGTTCCATATAATAATTTCTTACGATGGTCGTATGCATCTAGGAGATCTTCCTGTGTATTTTTCATCACCGGGAAAGATCCAACAAACTCTACATCAGGAATATAAACATCTACCTGAAAAGAAGGAAATTTCATAGATTTCTTTTCCCCGACTGCCTCAGTAATATAGGACTTAGGACCTCTGTCTTGAGGGTATGTCACTCCGGATTCTAATATTTTTTTCATTTGAGTGTAATAATGTGAGGACTCTGCTTCTAATCTGCTTATAAGTAGCTTGGTAATCACATAATGATAACCAAAGAAGCTGGTCCAACGATTCGGATGGATAAAATTTTTGAAATATATTTTATTGCCCGTCCATAATGAATTCTCTGTAATGAATTTATTTTCATTAAGAGTTGGGACGAACTGTATTTCTTTCCATCCTTTATAGAAATCTCCATGAAAATCTGTCAGTGCAAAGTTTCGAAACTCACCAACTTTGTCTGCACTAACAACATTTTGATCAATGACTGATATGGAGAATATGAAGAAGTCTTTATTACCTGCCACATTGACTAATTTCCCATTACGATTATATTTCGATGTGACTACTTCTCCTTCTTTCATTTTAGACTGTCTTAAAGCTTTATATACTGGTATATTAATAACAGAACCACGTCCAGCTAGTGTATATAGGAAACAAGCTAGATCAAGATCTGTTGCCTTAAAAATACCATATTGTGTATATGGTGCACTGGGTTTCCTGTTCATAAGATCATAACCCCAGTAATCACTAACTTCTGTAACGCTGTTGGAAATATTTGAATTATAGTTCAGAATATCTTTTACAACAGGATAATCTAATAGTTGTTTCAGAGTTTTTGAAACATACTTAGCTTCTGTCATAACGAAGCACCTTTAATTTGTTGGTCATGTTTATCTCCTTTAGAATGCTAATTGTTGACTTGGGACACCTGACTGCAGTGCTTGAGATTGACTACTAATACTCTGTGATACAAAGTTTGCTAGTTTTGCCAGTTTCTGTGGAGTTGCATCGCCAATATCAATGAATTGATCTATATTAGCTTCTGCTTGAAACTTTGATAAGTATTTAGTGACTTCTGGATCTGGAGAACTTGGATCATTGAGAGCAACAAGAATAGTTATCAATGATATAATTTGCTCACCTTTTTTGGCAATTGCTATTTTATCAGCAATTTCTTTAGGACGAATTTTTGATCTGTTATCCATTCCATCGGTGATAATATAAACTGCGCCATTTACATCGTCATAATCATTTTTCTTGAGAACACTTGAAAATTCAATAGTTGCACCAACGGCATCATATGTTCCATCATATAGAACTGTCATACCATCTGGAACTAGAGGTTTATAATCATTAACATCAATTGTTTTTAGATCTTTGAAACCATGAATCTCAATAACTGTATAATTAAATACGACTAGACGAACTAGGAGATTTTCTGATCGAGGACTTTTCTGACAAGCTTCTACAATTGATTTGATACAGTTTAGGAGAGGGACTGCAAATGCATTAACACTTCCTGAAATGTCACAAACAATTGTAACTAATGTGTATTCCGATGCACCTAGATTTTCAATCTTTATTGCAGAGAATTGAAAATTGCCTGGTCCCGGAATACTAATAATTTGATCATCTTGTGTTGCCATCAGTCTTGGCATAGATTAGACTCCTTTCTCATAGAATTGATCTTCTGTGAATTTCTTGGTGCTGGTTAGTTTCATTCCCATTGCTGTCATATCCTTGACAAACGACTCTCCCATGGATTCGAATCCCATAACATCTGAGGTGCAGTCTTCTAAGAGATACAGTTTTTCAACACTGCCTTTATCAAAGTTTGCAGCAATATCTCGAACTGTATTTGCTAGACAATGTGATCTAGCTTCACCGGCAAGGAGAATTATATCTGCCTTATCAGCAAGAGTATAAATTAAACCTCCTTCATTTAGATTCAATTGAGTTCCCATATCTTCTGGATCTGGAACATCTGCCTGAACTGCTGAATAATGTTCTGTCCAGAAATTTGAACCTTTGGTTACATAGTTGACCATTGCAAAATCTTTTTCCCAATTGAGAAATTCTTCTGCAAGAGTTGGATGTACAGAATAACCCCATGTTGCAATTCGACAATGTGGTGGCCATATACAAAGGGGATATCGACCATTTGATTCCAGTTGATTTACATAATTTAAACATCTCTTCTGGTGTTGCGGATTGGTTGTCAACCAAACTCCATTTCTAACATCTTCAGCTGAAATAATAGTAAATGAATTAGGATGCTGACCATTTGAGTTTACCCAGAAAATGGGATGGGCAATATCCACATAATGATGAGAATCCACTGTTGCATGGATATCATCAAGTTGGTCCTTGAATTGATTGACAAATCCAGCTAATCTTTCCATGTCCTTGTCAGCTCCATCAACAAATAGAGCTCCTTTTGCAAGAACTTCTGCGGGAACATATTTTTGTAAAGTTTCACGTTCTTGTTTTGAAATTTTTGTTAGATCGATGCCTGGCCAACAAAAATCGTTTTGTGGATCAATTACCAATAGATGTGCCCTTAGTTTCTTCTTTTTCATTTTTCCTCCTTCATTAGTTTGTGATTAATTACTTCTTTTGACTTCCTACTTTTGGCCAATAAAGAACTTCTGTATTTGCTGGTATTTTTCTATTATAACTTGTTGATTGAATGAAGACATCAAATTTGCCATGATCCCCAGGAACTAAACGAACAGTATCAGATAGTCCACCAATTCCAAGCATTTCTCTAGCTTTTTGACCACAGTAGACCTTGCCAGAACTCTTTACCCTGAGAGCGACTAATTTATATGATTGGACTCTTTTCTCTGTTTTGATTAAATGATAGAATCCAGAACCTTTGATAAATTCTTCTCCTGCTCTTTCTATACATTCACGAATGTTACAGTCCTTCAATGGTTTAATAAATTTAACCTGGTTGGTAATTTCTGATAATTCAGATCTTGCTTTGGTTACAGTTAAATCACTAACATCTGAATAGAATGATTTGGTAGACCTAATACCACGAGATCTTTCTTTAAAATATCCAGCGTAAGCAACAGAACTTATAGCAAATGCCTGCTCTGTTCCTTTTGCAGTTTTTTCATCCCATTCCTGAACATTTCCTGGTGGAATTCTGTATCTACTACAGAAGTTACGTGATTGTCCATTTGGAACCAGAAATACAAATGTCCATCTATCAAGAGCAGTTTTTTCTTCTATTAGATCTAATGTTACATGAACTCCAGGATTTTTAGATGCATTTTCTTGTCCATCAGTGACAACATTTATAATAAGGGATGTCTTTTCATTTCCATCATCCAACTCTTCTAATTTTTTAATAGCTCGATATACAGAATCAAATAATGGAGTCATTCCAGTGGGATTAAGAGCTGTGTGGTCTAATGGGGTCACTGTTTGAACTTGTTGTCCAACATATAAAACTCTATGCTGAACATTGATATCCCCAAATGTAAGGGCGGTCATGGTTGCTTGTTGCCCCTCAGCTAAAACAGCATCTCTAATATCTTCGACTGTTTTATTATACGCTTTAACTAATGGTTCAATAATAGATCTGACTGAACCACTTTCATCAATACAAAATGCAACGTGCGTTTGAAGCATAAATTCTCCTTTCTTAACCCATAAAGTCCTTCATAAAGGAACTTTGATTGTCACCAAACATTCCCAAAATTCTTGATTGAATGCTATGTATTTCTTTATTAGAATATCCGCTTTCACTCAAGTGCTTTTCCATTCCATGAATTGTCAACTTAATAGCATCTGTAGATATAAAGTTTGCTGATAAAGATTTTAAAAATATTTGAAATATAGAATCCAGTGGGTTATAGTAATTTTCTAAATTGTTATCATGAATAGAATGTCTTTTTCTTACATCTTGTCTCCATGAATTAAATAAACTAGAACAGCAACCAGCTCCTGCATGAAGTTCTTTTCTATAAAATTCTCCAAGTTGACCACCAAATCTCATAAGTTCACATCTATATTTGTTTTCCTCATCAATCCATTGCAATTGAGGACAGGGTCTTAGACCACGGTTTAGTCTTATAGATGCTTCGCATGGAGCTGTAAGACAACAAAATCCACATCCAACACATTCATGATAAGTATTATTTATTTCATATTTTTGAGGCATTATTTCATTCATCATAATATCTATCCTTTATTTGCTAGTTTATCAGCTTCTTTATTATCTTCTCTTGCATGCCATGATATTTCACAACTAGGTATTTTATTCATAATCTCAACTGCCTTACTGTGTAATTCTTTCAGTGTTGGATCTTTTACTTTCCATTCATTGTTTACTTGTTTAATAATTAGTTGTGAATCACCTCTAACAAGAAAACGTTGTATTCCGCGTTTTTCAGCTTCTTCTAATATATGAATTAATGATCTATATTCTGCAATATTGTTGGTTCCTTGTCCAATGTTTCTAGAATATGTATATTCTTTTACTTTATTAGGAGCTTGAATGTAACCACCAATACGCATAATACCAGGATTAGGTCTAGCTGAACCATCAAAAAATCCTAGATATTTATATTGACTATTTGCAACTTCGATAATTTTTTCAATTTCATCAATCCATTTTTGATATTGTTCTTTATCCATATTAATATTTGATTCTAAATTTCTCCATATGTGGTTGATAATATCTTTGGAGAGTCTGCGAGGAGTTAGATTCACATTCTACCTTTTAGTTTTTTGTTATGTATTCTTTGCTTTACTTCCTTAAAGAATTTTTGGGTTAATGGATGATCTTCACGACCTGCCATTTTCCATTCTTTCCCATCTTTGTAGTAAAGAAATCCTCCCTCCACTTTAGTATCTACAGGATATCTTTTCATTATTTTTAGTTTTGAAATTTCTCCTTTTAAAATACTTGGATAGAGGTTACCAACCATATCGTTGAAAAGAAATTGACGAATTTTAATTTGATCATCAATTTCTTCCATTTTAATATTATCTAATTCTTTGAATTTTGTTACGTCTGGCATTTCTTCCATCAATTTATTATTCCTTTGGGGCGCCTTGAGTAGACGCCCCTTATCGGTTTGAGTTTAGACTTTAGTTTCTTGTTTAGGAAAGTTATCCTTTAATTTTTGCATTGCATAATCTGCAATGTCTTCCTGGATAGCATCTCCAACATCCTGAGGCAATCCGATTTCATCAAAGATTCCCAATCCTTTTTCAAGATCTTCTGCAAGTTCTTGTTGAGCAGATTCGAATGTTATGGTGGTGTCAAGCATACTCGACGCTTTCCTGACTGCTCCAGAAACGCCCTCAACTGTTGCTTTTTTTGCCTTATCAAATTTTCTTTTCCATCTTGCTAATCCCATTTTAGATGACCTCCCTAGTCCAATGAAGAACCTGTTTTTGATAAAATTGTGGGTAAAGCTCTAGCTGACCCGGAATATAACACTTCAAATAAATCATCATGGTCATTTGCCCATTCATCTGTGCAGACTAATACTGCTCGAACTCTCCAAACTGTTTGAGACCAGTTTAATGCTCCTTGAATTAGACCAGGATAAGTTTTTGAATCTATCTTTTTCTCTTCATATATTGGTTTTCCAGCATATTTGAATTCTTTGAATCCATTTGCATCAACTTCAACAAGTTCAAATATCTCGGGTTTGAGGTTTGCTTCCATAATATATTTACTTTTCAACCCTGTTACATAAAATACACCATCAATCTGTCCACCTTCCAATTTAGCTAATGCTCTTGCACCGCTTGTTGTATCAGTTTGAACCTTGGCATATTTCTTGCTAATCGATCTAATTTTATCCCAGGTTATCATAGATCCACCTTGGGTGGAACCAACAGCAATTATATTTTTTTCATTTAGATCAGAAAATTCATTAATTTTTCCACCTTGACGAACAATGAAATGCATATATTCTGGGTGCAGATATCCGATAACAGCGAGCGGAACATCTGAATCAGGTAGAGCATCCCCCTGTATGATCGCAAGTTGAATTTCTCCTGCCTTCAGTCTTTTGATATTAACAGCTGAACCACCAGGGACAAATTCTATTGTCATTTCATCTCTAACCTGTTGGGCGATTGCCGGTCCTGCCACAGTATTATAAATACCTTTTGCTCCTCCAGTTCCCATCTTTATAATTGGTTTGTCTGCTGCAAATGTCATGGCGGTGAATGATATTACAAATATAATTCCTACAATTAGGACACTTACTCTTTTCATTGATGTTTCTCCTTTTGAGATTTATTTCTCTTTTTAGTGAGGATAAAATTAATTGCTATTACTATGATTACAATAAATGGAATGACAATTATTGCGATTCCTACATGTTTTTATATACTTTTGTATAACTAAGAGATATATCTCATGCCTTGGTATATATCCTTTTATATACATTGATATAATCTGGTCTGGTGTGGGGTCTTTGCCACCATGTTCCCATCTTATAATTTCCCCCCTGTCGTAATTATTATACATTTCACCCTTATGGAAATTTTACCAGACCTTCATTTTTTACTTGACTTTTATATATTCATTATGATATAGTCTAATCTCAAAACAGTAGGTATATCCTTTATGCACATCCTAGCAGCATATAATAAGAAATTTTTCATGGTCAATTCTTTCGGATTTTATTTTCAATAGCTTTTAAAAGAATTGGAAATGTTGCCACGATAAATACAATGCAGGGAATAAGAAGTCCCCATTGACCGTGATGAATGGCATTGTAAATTATAAATGGGGTAGCTAATACACCCAATGCAACCCCGATTGATTCTCTCCATCCGTCATATTTGACAATTAACCAAATTGCTGGGCAAGTAAAAAGAATAATAAAGATCTGTGCCGTAAGATTAAATAACACGATTCCCTCCTTTTTTAAAATATTACAAAAGATTTAAATGAATTTACATTTCACCTCCTTTCTGGCAACCACGTCCACCATGTTTGATCTGACCAGGAACAGCTTCCAAGACCATAGCATTTTGTCCCAAACATATCAAGTTCTTTGTAGACATGCCAGTGCCCATAGAACCATAAGTCTGGTCTGTATATTTTCCACAATTCACTTAATGCCTTTGGAGATGGATCGTCGAATTTTTCTGAATTGTATTTAAGCATTTCAAAGACTAATTCCATGGGACAGGTATGTGTAATAAAAATATCAATCTTAATATCTGGTAAGTTATATAAATCTTTTTGAGTAATTATTTCATCTGGAAACCAAGTTTCTCCAATTCTTCTTTGGTGTTTGTCAATTGAATCTGCCCCGCCCATAAACATAATTACTCGACCATCTTCTATTGTATAAGTGCTCCCCCTTGGCATATAAATAACATCTGGAACTATTTCATCTTTTTCTCTTTTCTTTAGTTTCCAATGATTTTCGTGATTTCCATCACACCATAATATTTTTGCACCTTGAGGGTTTATA